AACGCCCGCTGATTAGACATTGAGACCCCTTGCGAACGCCAATGTTTGCAAGGGGTCTCATCGTATCTCGGGTAAGATTTCCGGCGTCTAGGAATGTCATTCTCCAACATTCTCCAACAAATCTTCGGGTTGGGCTGCGGAACGGTTTCGGCGTGGCGAAAATCGACGGTGATTGCCGATGGGAAAAAATCCGCGAAGCGCTCTAGTTATATATCTCTATCAATAACTTGTTTATTACCTATATAAGGTTAGTGCTGCTGAAATACCATCAGATAGGCTGTAGCAATAATGCAAAGTATTGCTGCTGAGATATTGTGTGCTATGGTAGTAGACATAAAAGAAAACGCCTCCCGGTGCTGGAACACCGAGAGGCACAAAGGAAAACGATGCAACATTTTCCGCGTCCAGATTACCGCTAGGCGTGGAGGAAAGATGGAGACCTTGGGATACCGTAACGCACAAAAAGTCATGCGCCTATCAGCCGAAGGAAAATTCCTCACCATGTTTCGAGGTAACCCCACGCCCAACATGACGGCATACGCCATGATGCTCACTATGGCCGAGATCACCTATGATTGGCCGCCCACCGAGGAAAACCAACGCAAAGGTCTGCCGAGCCGTGTCTACGAACGCGGGTGGGGGCATCTTGCAGAACAGTTCAGCATGGGAATCCTCAGCCATGAGGCCCTACAGCGCGAAGATAACGGACGACTGATTGCCTCAAGGCGACAGTCGGCGATACAGCGTATAAGCCAGACTGGCATGTTCTTACAGTCACAAGGGCTTATCAAAAAAATACGCAAGGAGGACGTGCGTAGGGAGATTCCCGCAGCATGGCTGCTGCTTATCGGTGACGATGAAGAGAACCGTGAGGTTGAAGCCTATGCGAGGGAATGCCTGGGCCTGAGCTCCTGTTAACGTTGAACATATAGGATATCAGGTCAATACTGGGAAGGAGAAGTCATGACCCTACTGTGGCAGGATGCGCGCCGCAAAGCGCAAGAAACCCTTGACAATTACTGGGACCACTCCTATCCGGTCAAGATCGTGAGCATATGCAAGGCCATGGGTGTCACGCCCTACACCGGTGAGCTTCCCGAAGGTGTCAGCGGCATGATAGTCAAGGAACACAGCAGCGAGCCCCGAGCCTACACGGAACGCACCGAACCACAGACAAGACGCAGGTTCACGCTCGCACACGAACTGGGGCATTTCGTGGAACGAGTCACCATAGCGCAGGACAACGATTTCGCTTTCATGGACAAACGTTCCGACGATTACGACATCCACGAATTCTACGCGGACGAGTTCGCCGGTGCGCTGCTCATGCCCGAACACGATTTCATCCAGAAAGTCAAGAACGATGGGATGATCGCGGCCGCAGCATATTTCGGCGTCTCGCTGGCCGCGGTTCGAAAACGCATGGAACGGTTGCGCAAGCACGGGGCCGACATCTGACATGGCGGATTATGACGACACCGGTTTCGACGCTGTGGAATCGCCGGACGCGGACCTAGACGCGGTATCCGGCATATCCTCCACGGATGCGAGCAAGACCGTGGCTGCGGCGAAAGTGGTTGAGGAAAACGATCCGTTGGATTCGCCTCAAGCCAAGCAATCGAATGATGTCGCTGATGCGGACCAGTTCGTGCGTATGGCGCGATGGCGTCCGTTCATGCACCTGTTCCACGACTGTGCGACCTCGACGCATCTGGATAAGAATAGGGGTGAAAGAATGCGGGTGTTCGCGCGGGAGCATCCATTGTTCCTTAGAGCATGTCTGCTAGGAGACTACGTTTTCGTCGCGGTCTGCGCTCTGATAGTCGCGCTTGCATTGGCGTATGCCTTGGCCCGTGTGGTCGGTGTTCCTTTGCCATGGGCTTGAACTTGGTTTTGAATACGCGAAAACCGCCCCTCCGTCCAGCATTACTGCCGGGGGAGGGGCGGTGGTGTTTATTCGCGGCGACTACTTGCCGGCCATGCGTACCGGGTTGTATGCGACTCCGAATCCTGCGGCGATGATGCCTGCGGCGGTACTGATGAAACCGCCGATTTCGGGGGAGCCGAAGCTCATGAACCCGAGTCCGATGACCGAGGCGACGAGCGTGACCACGTAGATGACGGTGCGCACCGTGTCATTGAACACGGGCGTGTATCCGGTGGGGGTTTCCGGTTGGGTCTTGTGGTCGGGGATGCCGGGCGTGTTCGCCGGTTCGGTGAGTTGTTCGATTTGGGTGTCGAGTGTGTTGTCGGCCATGGTTGTTCCTTCCTGTTTTAGTAGCCGAGTTTCTTGTTGACGAGCGCCTGCACGGCCGCGTAGTTCGCTCCGAGTGCGGCTTGGCGTTGAGCGCCGTTGCCGTAGTCGCCACGAATCACCGCATCCGCCAATGCGTTCAGGTCGGTGCTGCTGGTGCCGGTGCCTCCGGCGAGTAGCTGGTTGACGCGCGCCTGCACGGCTTCGTAGTTGCTGCCGAGGGCGGCTTTTCGGGCGTCGCCGACACCGAATTCGCCGTTGATGACGCGACGTGCGAGGCCGTCGATGTCGACGCCTGTGTTGGCGGAGGTGACAGTGGTGTTGGTGGTGACTCCGTAGCGGGCGTTGACGATTGCCATGACCGCGTCGTACTGGCTGCCGAGCCGCTGCTTGCGTTCGTCGCCGTTGCCGTATTCGCCGCGGATGACGGCGTCGGCGAGCGCTTCGAGGTTTGTCCCGTGCGTGGCCGGTTGGCTTGGCGTGGGTGCCGGGGTTCCGCCTGTCATGCTGTCGTACCACTGCTGGGCTTTTGCCATGTAGGCCGCGTTCTGGGTGCCGGCGAGGCTGGCCGGGCATACGGTGGCGGTGAAGCGGGAGTGGGGGAACACGTTCACGCCCCACTGCGGGCGGCCGAGCCCGTAGTACTTGCAGATGGCGGCCACCAAGTGAGCGCCGTTGTCCAATGTGGCGTCGCTGATGGTCCACGGGCTGGTGTTGATGTCGGCGTGTTCGATGCCGATGCTGGTGATGTTGGCGTCCCAGTTGTCCGCTTGCCATGCGGTGTCGGCATCCCATACGAGCTGTCCGATGCGGCCGTTCGCGTCGACCTGATAGTGGGCGCTGGCTTCGCGGGTCTGCCACAGGTTGTAGCAGTCGGCGATACTCAAATTGCCGGCGTTGTGATGGATGACGATCTTGTCGATGTTACGGCCGGAACGTCCGGGCGTGTAATGAGTGTTCATGAGAAGGTTCTCGTCCGCTTCAAGCGTGTCCCAGTTCTTCATGATTGTTCCTTTCGGTTGGTTGGGTTTTATGAGGCGAGCCATAACAGCAGGAGCAGCAGCAGTGCGAGCGATTCGCGCAGCCCGCCCAGTGTTGACAGCGCCGCCACGATGACGACGGCCAGCACCGCGAACAGGAGGATGGCGGCCAGTAGGTCGCGGATCGGGAGCTTCATGGCTATCCCTCCTGGAGGGCCTGTTTGATGTGCCGGCCGAGGATCTGGCCGAGTTTGACTGCTCCCTCCGCGGTGGGGTGAATCATGTCGGAGATGGTCAACCCACTGCCGAGCGCCCATACTTCGTCGGTCGCGTCGATGACCGGCACGCCCAGCGTCGCCTCGGTGAACAGGATTCGTTCCGAGGATTGCAGGGCCGTGAAGCTGTTGGTCATGATGGTGCCGGCCGGCAGGCCCGTCATTCTCGGCTTGGCCTCAGTCGCCGCAGACCGGAACGAGCATTGGAGCGCGTAGAAGATGCGAGCCTGCGGGTACTTGGCCTTCAGCTCGTCGAACTTCGACTTGTAGGTGGCGGCGATCTTCGACAGGTCGGTCGCGGGCTCGGTGGCCGTCAGGTCGTTTTGCAGGTCATTGATATAAAAACCGTAGATGACGATCACTTCCGGCGTGTTCGCGGCGTCGGACTTGACGAGCGCGTCCAGACGGTTGGACTGCATGGCCCATCCGCCCAGATAGCCGGACTCGTCGCGGGCGAGGCGCGCGCCGCCATAATACAAATCGATGACCCTCAGGCCGGTGATGGACGCGATCTGTTTGGACTGGTCGGACGGCCAGCTGGTGGCCGTGCCCGGGTTCGCGCCGGACGGGTACCGGCCCATGTTGCCCACCCCCGTGTCCGAGTCTATGATCAGCTGAGAGTCGCCGAACAGGGCGAGCGGCCCCTGGACCGTGGGCTTGGCGGTGACGGTCACCGGCACCAAGGCCATGACCTTGCCCGCATGCACTCCCAAGTTCGTGGTGCCCGCCTTGAGGGCGTTAACAGTCAACTTCCCGTTGGCGGCCTGCGCCGCGACGATGGTCCTGTCGGAAACGGCGACGATCACCGACTGGTCCGCATCCTCGGGCAGGACCTTCACGTCGAGGGTCCCCTTCTCACCGACCCCGAGGGTCAACGATTCGGGTGTGACTTGAATTGCCTCGGGCTGGGGCGCTGGCAGCGGCGCGGGCAGCGTGGCCTCGCCCAAGGCGCGTGCCTTCGCGCCGGAAGCGGTGACGTGCACCACGGTCACGATCTGGCCCTTACCGCCTTGGATGGTATTGTCCGCAGGCCAGTCGACCCAACCGGATGCCCTGTCGCACACCGTGTCGTAGGCGACTGTCGGCTTTTCGCTCGCGCTGGTCACCATGTAACGGCGCGTCTCGTCTGAGGCGGGTGCCTTGCTATCCTCGACCGTATAGCCGCCGCCCTGCTTCGCGGTGGCCGTGATGGTCAGAGCGGAGAGTCCGGGCGCGGCGGTCACGGCGATTGGGATGATCTTCGTGACCGTGCCTGCGGTCAGTTTCAGACTCGTGGAACCTGGTTTGATGCCTGTGATTGATACGGTGCCCATATTGGCCTCCTTTTTTGGCTTGTCCATGATGAGTTGCTATTGGGCGATGGTTGCGATGGTCTTGTCGAGGATGACAGCGGTGAATTCCTGCGGCGCGTAAGCTGGCAGCACGCTCACGTCGAGGGTCGCTGTCTCGTCCACGCTCAGGGTCACCGACTCCGGTGACACGGTAAGGCCGGTCGGTTTCACGTCGCCCACCACGGCCACCGTCCCGTCCCCGGTGATGGCGGTGAAGGTCTGGTCGACGGATGCGGGCAGTACCCTCACTTGGAGTTTCAGGCTCTCGCCCGCGCGCAAGCTCAGCGCGGTCACGGTCGCGCCCGACCCGTCCGTCACGGTGATGGACTCGGGCGCATACGCGGAGGCGATGGACGCGGCGGCGCTGGTGAAACCGTCGATGGTGGCCGTCACCAGAATGGTGCCGCCATGCCGCCATGTCAGCGTGTTGCCGCTGACGGTGCCCGTGCTCGTGTCCCTGCTCGTGAACGTCACGCCCTTGGTGGTCAGCAGGTCGCCCACATGACCGTCCGCATACGTGGCTTTCGCCCCCAGTTTCAGGGTTCCGGATACGGCCAGAGATTTGGGCAATGCCTTGCCCTTATCATCCGTGACCTCGATGGAAACCACCGCGTCCTTCGCCACAGGCCATACGAGCCGGCCGTCCAGCATCGCGTTGTACGTGTGACCGCCCAATAATGGTTTGCTGATACGTTTACCGGCGTATAAGGCTGGCATGGTCAGGCCCCCTTCACAGTGGCCTTCTTGGCCGTGGGTTCCCCGGTGGTGTCTTCGGTGGTGCCGATGTCCGTGGTGCCGGTGGAAGGCAGTTCGGAGGAAGCACTCTCAGCCTTATCCTTCACCGCCTGCACCGCCGAATCAATGGCGGCGATAGCGGCGGCACCCTTCTCCGTGACCTCCTGAACCTTATCGGTCACGTTCCGCGCATCCGACTGGACGGACTGGACATGCTGCTCGATTTCAGCGGCCGCAGAATCGATGCGCGCCAGCACATCACCGCTCCTCGCTTTCACGTCCTCAACGGCGGCGGAAACCTCACCCGCCTTCGCCTTCACGGCATCCACGGTGTCGGAAACCTCTACGGCCTTCACCGACGCGGCGGCGGAACTCGACTGCGCGTTGGACGCGGACGACTTCGCCTTATGCGCCGCATCCTCGATCTGCGTGTTTAACAGGGTGGCGTTCAACGCGGCATGCTGGACGCTGGCGAGGGATGCCGCAGCCACGGAAGCGTTCGTGCTCGCCTCGCTGGCGATGGACTCCAAGGATGCGAGCACGGCAGCGGCCTTGGCGGTCGAAGCCGTCTCATCGAAGATAATCAGCTTGCCCGGATTTGCGGCGCTCAACGTTTCCGCCTCCGCCTGACTGGCCGCGTGCATCACCTGCAACAGGGTCGAACCGGTCAAAGCCTTCGGCACGAACGTGGCGGCGTCCACCTCCACGAGGTCCGCGTACTCGACCTTGGTCCGAGAATCGGGCACCTCGACGTAGCGCGTGTACGCCTGCGGCGTGTCCGCCAGCTCCACGACCTGCCAGACGAACGCGCCCGTCGTAGGCAGCAAGTCAACCGTCAACTCACCGGTCTCGGACAGGTACGCATCGAACGAGGCCGCGATGACAAGATTCTTCGCCGCGTCGAAATGGCGACGCACCGGCCGGAACCGCATCACGCCGGTGACCGGGGCCAAGCCTCCGGTCTTCGGCTTCCTGATGCTGATATGGATTTGGGTCATTACTACTGCTCCTTATTGGATTCGGTTATGGTTTCGGGTGCCACGTCCGGGCGAAGCTCGTCCGGCAGCGAAGGTTTCGGATGACGTTTCAGAAACTCCGGCTCGACAAGCTCGCAGAACGATTGCAGCCAATGGAACAGGCTGCGCGTATAGGCCACGGCCTTGAAATACTTGCGTTGCACCTCCTCCAAACGCCGAATCTGCTCCGCCTGATAGGCGACCTGCTCACGCAACGGGTCGATGATGCTTTCCGTGAGAATCCTCACGGCCTTGTCGGCCGCGTCGGCGGTGATGCCGTCGATATCGGCCTCGTTCTTCCGCCTGTTCGACCACGCGCCGACCAGTCCGCCGATGCCGCCACCGCCGAGGAGCGCGAGAATCAACGCGCTCCAAAACTCGGCGCTTGAAAACAGGTCATGAAAAGGGGACATTCAGTGTCCTTTCGAATATGGGAAAGCCCCACACGATATGGTGTGAGGCTAAGTCAACTGACTATCGTCAGGCGTTACGTATTATGCTTACAACAAACGGCAAGGCGGGACACGTCCACTTCACGCCATACGCAACCGCGCATAACGCGAAACACCTTCAACCCCTAACGATGCGTCACGCCAACGCAGACTATTACCAGACGAATCATTGCCGACAATGGAAACCGTGCCCCAATGAAACGTCGTGAGCTTCACCGTGTACGAGCCGTAAGGCAACCGCACAGAACCGGAAGCAACCCACCTCAACGTGCCGCCGTTCTTCTGCGGCGACGTGGAACACCAATACGCTTTACGCTCACCGTTCGCGTCCAAGAAGTCGAACGCCATATTGTATTCGCCGGTACCGCTGATCGCGGCCGCAACCTCGCACAGGATAAGCCCCCCGCAAGTAACAGTCGCAGTCTTCTCAAGATAACCACTCTCAGGCTCAGTCCCAGGGGTACCACTCCACGTGCTCGACCACTCAAACAAGGGGGAGCATCCGCACCCCGGACGCGCAAGGATGCCGGTGACGATGGCGACTTTCGCGTAGGTTTCCACCACGCACCTGTCACCGGCTCGGGCTCCCACACAATCCGTGGTCATCTGCAATCCCATGAGCGTGCCGCCGCTCATATCCACGTCAGCGGTCCAATACCCTCCTGTGTCGTACACCGTGTTGATGGTGCCGATGCGCGTGATGGTGGCTTCCGCCCCCACTTGGGAGGGCATGATTTCGGCCAGACGATTGCCGGCCCTTATCAGGTTCGACTGCATTTATGCCTTCACTGTTGTTGGTTCGCTTGGACGCTGGAAGGTACGGGCCTCGCATTCGATGGGAATACCGGCCTCCAAAGTGATATTCTGCGCGCGTATCGCAAACCTGCCGGAAACCGAGCCGGTCGGATACTCCAAGTCCACCACGTCGGTCAGATTCAAAGGAGCGTACACGTGCGTGAACGTGACCCTGTGAATCACGGATTGTTCGGTGCGTAGCAGTTCCAACGCCTTGTCCGAGGCGAGTTTCCTGCCTTGCTCGTCGGTAGTCACCTCGTCGGGGATGCTGGAATACTCGTAGGCGTGAGCCACCCTGCGGCCACGGCTGACAGTGCTGAACTCCGAAGCCGGGTCATCGTCAATCGCGGTCGAAACGTATTCCTTGTCCGTGTTGTAGTAGGTGACCTTCACCACGTTCGCCACCTCACGCAGGTCGCGTTCGTCGGTCATGGTGGTGAGGAACGTGGCGTTCGCACCCTCCTGAAACGTCCATTTCGGCTGGCGTTTGCCCGGCTCCACATACTTCTCCAATATGACGCGCCCGTACTCGTCGGTTCTCGCACTGGAGTATCCGGCCAAATCCAAGAGATCGTTCACCGCGTCAAGCTTGGTGCTGCCCTTGTCCTTGTCCTTATCGGACCTCAAACCGAACGTCCAATTATCCTTCAGCGTGTAATTGCCGGGATTGTAGGCCGCGACCTGAAGCCCGCATCCCTTGAGGATGTCGGCGGCGGCGGTCACGGCCTTCTTGCCCTTGCCTATCGTTATCGGCGACTCGAACATGTCGTCATCGACTTCTTGCAGCAGCCCGTACAAATCCAGTTGGCTGGAAGATTCCTTGCCGTTCACGCTGCGCTTGGGGATGTTGGGAAGGAACGTGCCCAACGGCACACTTGCCGTGGAACCGTCATGCCACGTGCAGTCGGCCCATATCCGTAGCCGGTCGGTGCCCAGGTCGGTCGCCCCCTCCACGGTCAGGGAACCGGATTCGCAGATATTGGTGTCCTGGTTGCGTTCGATGCTGCCCCCGGATATCACCCAATCCAACCGTCCGGTCTCCAAACCCGTGTTCCTGTTGACTCGCATCACACGGTAGGCGACCTTGAAAGGCTTGCTCCAATCACTCATAGGACGGGCTCCTCCCATGTCAATTGGGTTAGGTCGGCGGAATAGCTGATGTTCTTCTTGTCCGCGATGTCAACGCTCACGGACTGTTCCGCCTTCACGTAGACACGCAGGCCGGAAGGCTCCCGATACCATGCGTAAGGGTATCCGTCAGCCAACGAGAGTATCCGCAGCCACAACGCTTGGTCCCACTCCCATACGCCGGTGACGCTCACCGTGGAATCCAACTGGTCCAATTCGTAGCTGGAAGGCAGAGCATTCGCCCCGTCGCCCCGCGCGAAATGAAACTCGCTGGTCGAATGGGAACGCTTATGAGACACCGTGTTGTTATAGCCGAGCAATAACGTCTGACCCGCATCCGTGCCGAAGTTCAACACTCCGAACCCGGATTCGATGCGCGCGTCCACCATGCGTGCGATGGTCGTGCCCATAGCCGAATACGCGACCACCCTGTAATGGAAGTCGGTGTTCAACGGGGGAATGGGGTCCACGGCCAACTGCTGGTCCAACAGGTTCGAGGCGATAAGCACCTCCGAACCGTCAGGCATGACACGGATGACGGATGCGCTGACCGTCTCCGACTGGCCTTCCTCCGGCACGCCGAACGACACGATGACCAACGCCGCGTAATCATTGTTCGACTCTATCGCGGCCATCGGCTCGGCCGGGTCCGGCCAGTCCACGTCCCTCACGACGCTCGTGCTGGATTCCAAGCCGGAACCGCCGCGCACCACGAGCGTGATGGTCAACGTCGAATTGTTGTTCGGCAGATACTGGCTTGCGCCGATGCTCAGGCTTCGCGTGGAACCGTCCATCGTCTTCCGGTATTTCTCCACGCCGTCCGACTGGATGATGAGCGTCTGCGAGCTGACGCCCGTATCGTCCGCCACGGTCCACGCCACGGTGAACGGTGTCGCCGTAATGGTGCCGGAAGGCTTGTTGATGCTGATGTTCGGATATTTCGCGACCGTGAAGGTCACGTAGTTCGACCATGCGCCCCAGTCGGCGTGGATACCCTTGGTGCGCACGCGAATCCTATACGAGCCGCAGCTTTTGGGCGTGCGCTGATAACTGGTGTTCGTGGTCTGCTCTTCGATGACCGTAACGTCCGAGGGGTCGGTGACCTCCACCTGCGCGGCGGATTGGGCGGAACCGTCAGGATGATTCGGTTTCCAAGCGACCGTCATCGGCTGATTGACAACATACGCGCCGTTCTGCGTCGGGTTCAGAATCGTCGGCGCGGAAGGGGCCACGGCCGTCTGGATAGTGTTGCTGTACGTCCAGTCGGAGAAGAGCGTGGTCTTGGAGTTGTCATCGCCGTAGACAGGTCTTCCCACTAACGCCGCGTACTGGACTTGGCCCGCAGGAGCTGCGGTGTCGGTCCACGTGACGTTCTGGATTCCGTTTATGTCGGGAAGCCAGCCTTCGGCCGTCGCACCGGGGGTGCCTCCGGTTATGTCGGCCCATTCGCCGCCGTTCACCCTGCGCCGCAGTCTGATGCCATACACATACGATTTCGACGCATCCACGGTCACGCGCACGGACTGTTCGGACAGTTTCACCGCGTTCACCGCCACGGGGGCGGCCGGCGTCGTGTAGATGTAGCCCGAGTACACATGGTCGGACACTCCGCCAGGGTTCTGGGCCGCGACACGGAACTGGTATCGGGCGTTCGCCTTCAACCCCGTGTACGAATAGTTCAAGGCGTCCCAGTTCAACGCCTTGACCAGACCCCACGCGCCTTGTGTGCCGCCGTTCAAGCCGACGCACTGGTCTGCGTAGATCTGCTTCCAATATTTTCGCGCCGCATTATCATAGTTCGACTGCCATGCGGCCTTCACGCTTGAATCATTGACCCGCGTCCATGATACGTTCTTCGGCGGGTTCGGTTTCGCATACGTGATGCCGGGAACCGTGAGGTTCACATGCGCTTCCGACCGTCCCGGCAAACCATATGGGATGTTCAGGAACGCGCGGCAGGAGAACGTCTGCGCGGACTCCTGCTTCGTGACGGTCACTTGCTGGGTGTGTAAATCCACGTCGCCGTTGAAGGACCGGTAGCCGAAGTTCACCGTGTTCGTGCTCGTGCTCACGCCATTGACCCAAGCGCCACCGGACACGGCATCGGACGCCACCCAGCGCGACGGGTCGGTGCGACGGTAGATGATGTGCACGCCTATGACGGCCTGTGTCGCGTTCTGCGAGACGATATCGGCTTGTACGCAGCAACGCCAGCCGCCGCCGATGATATTGCCGGCACCTTCAACCATGACAAACCTTTCTTGACGATGTTAGGAAACAGGAGGAAACCGTTGCAAGCTGAAACAAACTGGCTTGCAACGGTTCTCTGACGGTCAGCGCGGACGCATGTTGCGTTTCCGGGTGGCGGAAGCGACAAGGGTTTCCACCGCGTCGGCTATCCTCCGGTCGGAGGACTCCACGCCGTTGATAGTCACCGTGTTGTTCGTCGTGTTCCCCGTATTCGCGGGAAGTTCGACCTTTATCACCGGGTTGACTTCGACATTCCACGAGCCGTTCGCCGTGGATACGCGGCCACCGGTCGCATACGCCTGAGACTTCCTGCGAGCGTTCAACGCGAACGCGGACGGTTGCATGGCTTTCTCCACACTGCCGACCGCGTTCAACGTGTTCAGGAAACTCCTGCCATACAAGGCGTCAATCTTCTTGACGGCTGCGGCACGAAGCACCATCTCACCATTGGACAGCATCGCCGGAATCGAATCGGAAGTGGAAGTACCGGGACCATAGATACGACCACCGGTAGCATGACCGCCACCCCCGGATATCGTGTCGATGAAAGCCGTCCATGTGCGACCAGCGATTGACCGCAGAGTGGATAGCAGGTTCGACGCGACATCCAAAGCGTTGCCCATCGCATTCAACGTCGTGGAATGATAGGTGGGCACCTTGCCGATCATGCTTCGTGCCGTTCCGGCAAACGATGGCGTATTGCCGAGACCCGTAAACATGGACAACCACTGCTGAGGAATATTCCGAACCGCATTATTGGCGATGTTGGAAAACAGCGTCGTATTGCCGGAACCAGTCAATATAGACTGCCACTGCTGAGGAATGCTCTCAACGGCGTTCTTCGCGATACCGGATGGGCCACTGGTGCCATCAAGTCCGAACAGCCACGACCACCATTCATGGGGAACACTGAACACGTTCGCCTTAGCGGACTCGGTGCCCTCGCTGGTGTTATCGACGGCGCTGACGAGAATATTATTCTCAGCGAGCTTTTCACCATCGGACTCCCTATAGGAGGCGAGTTTCACCTGAGCGTCATCATCGTCGGCGTCGATGTTGAAGCTGACGCCCTTGGCGGCGGGAACCTTATTCTTCTCCACGTCCTTTATCTTGCCGGAAGCGTGGTCGATACAGTCGAGAATCCACTGTATCTGCTCGTCGGTCAGGTTCAGATAGCCGAGCTCGTCCCTGACCTTCTGCATGCGCTCCTCAGCGTTGCCCTCACCTGAGAACAGCCACTTGTAGGCTTTCTTGGACATGCCGAGAGCAAGAAGATTCTCCTTGACCTCGCCTGTCTCCCAGCGAGCATTGCCCTCCGCGTTCAACAGCAATGTGAGGTCCCTCTCGGACAAGTCGCCTTTCATCAGCTGCTCAACAAGACTGAGAACACCGTCCAACGTGGTGACCACTCCAGCTTCACGTAGCCGGATAACGATCTCTTTCTCACCATCGGTCAGACCGGATATGCCCTGCACGAGCTTATCCACCGCATCTTGGGCGATTTCCGAATGAGCGGTGATCGTGGTACCCACATCAGAGGGAATCAGACCAAGCGAATCAGCGTACCTTTCAGCAGCTTCCTCACTCATGCCAGCGGCCTGAGCCTGCTGCACGATGGCCTCACGCGCCTCATAAATGGAGTTTGCGGCCTTCTGCGTGTACTCCTCCACCTGACCGTTCTTCTCACCATAGGAGAGAAGCTGATGGGCGGACAGCAACGCGGTAGCGGCCACATCCTTCATCGCCTTGTCGGTGCGCACATAGGCGGCGTTGTTGGCGTCAGCCAGTTCGCCGTTTTCCTTGAACGCCTGACCGTTCGCCTTGACCGTCGTGGCGAGCGAGCTGAGCTTGTCGGACAGCGCGGAGGAGGAATCGGAGATCTGTTCGAGGGAACGCAGATATTTCATCTGCTCCTTGACGGATTTCTCCAAGCCTTCCTTGTGCTGCTTCTTCAACGCCTGCAACAGCGTGTCGGCGGCGATGGCGGCATCGGTCTGCTTCTCGACCATCATGCCGTACTGGTCGCTGGCCTTGTATGTCTCCTTGCTTTGCGCCTCCAACTGTTTGACGAGCTTCTTGTAGCCGGCCTCGTTGCCGCTGACCGCATCGGTCAGCGTACTGGTATTGATGCCCAGACGTTTGGCCGCGTCGGCTGCGGACGTGTAGCCGCCGTTGACCTTGACGAGCCATTCAGTGACCGCGCCGCCACCGTCCTTGCCGAACAGGAGCGACGGGTCATCCCACTGTTTCGTGGTCTCCGACTTGAAATCGTTGAACGCGTCCGCCGCCTCCTTGGCGTTGGACTTGATGCCCTTCATGCCGTCGATGACCTTGTCCATCGCCTGCTTGGATGCTTCCGCCTTCGTCGTGTAGTCGGATATCGCATTGCCGATGACGGCGATGCCCGCGCTGATTCCCAGACCGGCAACCGTCGTCCAGCCGCCGAACGCATCCCACAGGTTCTTCACGCCGGTCTTCAACGAACCGAACCTGCCGGACTGCTGTTCGGCCTGCTCCCCGGCCGAACGGATGGAGGCGATGGCCTGACCGTTCGCACCGACCAAGCCGCCCATGTCCTTGGAAGTCTCCTTGGCAGCGTTCCCCGGAAGGAGCAGCTTCTTCGAGTTAGCTTCCGCCGCCATGCCGAGGGAATTGACCTCGCTGATGGCACCGGACAGAATGCCCGCATAATTGCCGGAACGCAACTGGTTCATCGCCTTAATCAGGGTGCCCATTTTCACGGACGCCTGTTCGGCGCTCAAACCCAGTTCGCTGAGCATCTTCTGGTATCGCATCGTGGACTGGATGTTCTGCAACATGCCGGTCTTCAACGACTCGAACGCCGTCTTGCCCGCACGACCGAACGTGGCCCACAATGTGATGATGCTTTTCACCGGCCCCGGCAACGAGTCGAACGCTTGGGCCACGCCGGTGGCACCCTTGGCGATGGTGCTGATAAGCGGGCTCACGGTACGCAAAGCGGACGCGAACGTGCCGCCGAACGTGCGCGACAACTGGCCCACCATGCTCGCCAAATCGGAGAACATGGGGCCCGCGTCACCCACCGCGTCAAACACTTGGCTGAACCCGTCGCGGACACCGGAACTGAAATCGCGGATTCCACCACCGGACTGCTGCAACACGCGACTCAACCCAGTGATGCCCTCGCCTACGATCTGGCCCGCGTCACCGAACACCGCGCGAGTGGTGTCCTTCAACGAGTACGCGGCGTCGCCAATATCCTTGAAGGCGTTGCGCATCTTGTCCTGCGCGTCCTGTGCGCCGGCGCTCCAAGCCTCAAGCGTCTCTTGGAACTTGATGGTGTGAACGGCCTTGTTGGCTTTCGCCAAAGCCTCGGAAAACCCTTGGATGCCGTTCTCGGTCTTAGCCAGCGTGCCCAACGTGCCCTCAAACACGCCTATCAGGTCGAATACGGACGATTTCAGATAGCCGCCCTGTTCGATGGCCTTTTCCATCGCCTTAGTGACCTGACCGGTGCGTTCGGCGGTATCCACCCAATTCGCCCACTTCGCCGCCACATCGGAAATGTAGGACGCCATACGAGGCAGATACTGGCTGGACTGGTCGCTTAAGCCGAGGAACGCTTTCGTCAAGGACTGCAAGCCCGGATTCAGTTCGGACACCGCGAGGCGCGTGTTCTCGAAGATACGCGGTAGTTGGTCGGCTTCGTTCGACTGGCGCACCACGTCGATAAGCCCGTTGAGCACCTTGCCTTCCTCAACGGCGATACCGTTCAAACCCTTGGACAGTGAGGGGGCCACGTCGTTGGCGAGACGGTACAGGTTGTCCCCGTACTCGTTCCAAGCGTTGTCGCCCAACTCCTTGTTCAGGTTCGCCAGCGAGGTTTTGGTGACATCGAACTTGTCCTTCAAATCACCGAACACCCGGTAGCCCACGTAGCCTGCGGACGCCAGACCCGCCAACGCGGCGGGAGCGGCCAACGCGGCCTTGCTCATAGCCACGAGGCTGACGCCCACGCCGCCCGCAGTGCGCCCCAGGTTCAGGAGTCCGGCACCCAACGCGGTGACGCCGGCACCGAGAATCGACCACTTGGGAACCACCTTGTCGAGCTTGTCGAACAGGTTCACAAGACTGTCGAACTGGTTCTGCACGCCCTTCAAACCGGTCGCGCCGGAGGTCATGCCGGAGAAAATCTTGCCAAGGTCAGTGCCCTTGAAATTAGCGAAGATATCAACGGTGCGCGGACGGGTGAAGTAGGCGAGATGGGCTCGGGCCAACGCGGTCTCCAAGTCCACGTCCATCTTGAGCTCGTCGTTCTTGTCCTCGAATTTCTTCAGCTTCTCCTCGGCGCGACGCATTTGCAGGTCGAGGTCGGCTTCCAACTCCCAACGACGTTCGGGATTGGCTTTGATTTTCGCGGCGGTCTCACGCATCGACGCGATGATTCGTTCCTGATCGACCTGCCAGTCAACGGGAATGTCGAGGCGCGTGTGACGCAGACGGTTCAGACGTTTCTCAAGCTTGTCGGCGTTGTTCTCCCACACCTTGACACGGACGTTGACCTCATGCTCCCGGTCGAGTTTGGCGCGCAGCTTCTCCGCGTCATACATCAGTTCCGCGTATTTTTTGTCCCATTGGGTCTTATTCAATGTGGCTTTGGCGGTGATCGGCTTGCGGGATGCGAAGTCGCGCAGCTTCTTCAACTGGTCGAGGGTGGTGTTGAGTTCCTTGCCGAGGTTCTTGTCGATGCCCATAGGCTTGAACTTCTGGAACGCGGTGGCAAGCGCCTTGACCTGAGCCTCCTGCTCGTCGAACAGGCTGGTCAACTCGCGGGCCGTAGCCTGCTGCTTCGCCATGGTGCGGGAGGCGTCGGAGGCGTTGCCGGACAGTCCGAGGTACTTCTTACCGGTGACGGTGAGCTGCTTGTTCAGCAGCTCGTGGGTCTTGGTGGTCTTGTCCAACGACTTCTTGTACTTGTCGGACTCCATGCGAGCGGCCTTGAGATTGCGCTGCATGTTCTTGACGAAACCGCCCGCCTCATCCATCTCACGTCGGAACAGTGCGACGTTCTGCGCGTCGAACAGGTCCTTGTCACGCTTCAAGTCGATGGCTTTGAAAGTATGGTCGTACTTCTTCTCGATATCGAGAATCTGACGGCTCGTGTTCGCCAGCTCCTCGTTGAGAGACTTGGTTTCCTTGGTGGAACGCTTAGCCCCGTCCTCAAGCTTGGCGAGCAGCTTGTCGCGCTTGCGGTAGAGCTTGTCCACCTCCTCCTTGTACTTCTTCTGCTTCTGACGAATATCGGCAATAGCGCCGAGAGTGTTGTCCAGCCAGTTCTTGCGAACGTCGGCTGCGGCCTTGCGGTTCTTGTCGCGCAGCTTGTCGAGGTCGCGCCCGTAGGAGGAGTCGTCGATGTTGAAATGGGAGACGATGGGCTTGTTCTCCCATTCGCGTTGGATGCGCTCATGCTCCTTGCGGAGTTTGCGCAGGCCGCTGTCGTCGCCGTCGATCTTCACCACGTTGGTGAGGGTCTTGCCGTCAAGGTCGCGCATCTGCTCCTTGGCGCGTGCGACACCCTTCGTGTTCACATCGACCGTGACCTCAGGGTGGCGAGAATGCAGTTCCGCGTTGAGAATCTTCCAGAAATTATCGGTGTCCGGGCGAATATCGACGCCGACCGCGCCAGCAGTATACAAGGCCATGAGAAAACCTCCGGGAGGATAAACGAAAACCCCTCGTGGAATGCGAGGGGTTTTCTGTTAGAAACTGTTGCCACCGAACACGGCACCCAACATGCCCGTGATCTGGGCGAACGACTTGCCCGCCGTGGTAAACGACTTCGACGCCATCGAATCGGGCTTGTCCGCCACTCCGGGCGGGTTGATGGGACGGGGCTTAATCTTCTTGTCGCCCATCATCCGGGCGAGCATCACCCTGAGAACGTCGAGCGTGTTCGCCATGTCAAGCATGAGCATCTGCGACTGCCCGTAGGTGACATAGGAGAGCCGTGGCGTTTCCTTGGAATCGGATGCCGGCAAAGGGTGATGTTCCATCATGTACGCGCGGTACAGGCTTCCGTCAACGCCTTCCAACCCGTCCAACAGGGCGCACAGCCATACGGGTTCGTCCACCTTCATACGGGCCGGGAGATTCAGATTGTAGAAGCGTTGGAAATCAGAGCAGACCGCTACTCGGCTTTCGTCAAGCGCGTCTTGGAGCCGCTTGATTTTCCCAGTGCCAATGCGTAGAACGAGGTCAGGGACACCAGCAGCACGAACAGGTCCTCCAAGGTGCGGCCCTTCGTAAACTCCACCCACTGCTTCTCGTCCACGGCGATGTCACGATAGAACATATCGGCGTACTGGGCAATCTCGGCCATGAGCACAACGGCCTCGTCCTCGTCACGCTTCTCCTTGGTTTTCTTCTTGCCCTTGTCGGCGGTCTCGTCATCGAAGACGCCCGTGTCGAACAGCTTGGTCTGGCGTTCGTTGACGCGCTGCCACGTCACACGGAACTCGGCGGACTGCGCCACATTCAATTCCTGCGGTTTCACCATGTCGGGAAGCTCCTCGAACAAGGGAAGACTCTTCAATTCATCCCAAGTCTCCGGGGTCTGGTTCTCGGTAGTCTCGGTGGTTTCAATGTTTTCTGCCATCATCGGCTCCTATCCATAAAGTGTGAAAAATGGTTCCTATCCGAAAAAGAGGAATATCCTTGCCGCGCGGATAGGTACGCGGCAAGGAAGAATCCAGGTCAGACGGCGGCGGTGAAATCAGCCGGGCTGAAGTAGGCTGCGGACGTGAACTTTCCAGCGGCGTCATGCGGAAGCGTGCTGGAAGTCTTGATGTTCGCCTGAGCGGAGAACTCCACGAACGAATCCGTGGAAAGAGTCGGCAGACTGGAGAACGCGATATCAGTGTTCGGCAGCAGCAGACCGGCACGGCCGGTCGTGTTCGTGTCCGACCAGAGAATGAACAACGCCTTGTTGATAGGCGTCTTCTCCAAACTGAACGCCACACCGGCGTCGGTCATGTCGACCGCGTTGTAGAGGGTCTTGAACGTGCCCTTGTCGCCCTGCACCGAATTGAACGTCACAGTGCCGGTGGTCTGGTCGTACTGGGTGCGGAACGACGCCTTGAGCCAAGTGCTCAACGTGGTGGCGTCGCCGCCGTCCAACGCGAACTCGGGCAGGTTGTCGTTCGACATGTGGCCGAGGTTCGTCCACACGGCCTCGCCCGCGCCCACGGTCGCCGCATCGACGGTGAACTGCTTGAGCAGTTCGGCGCTAATGATGGTATCGGCCTTCGCCATGAAGATCGTTCCTCGGACGGCGGTCAACACGCCGTCATCGTGGATGCCGATTTCGTCAGCCATATCGTTTTCCTTTCAAATATGGAAAACCCCGCAGCCGTGCAGGCGTGCGGGGTCTGATTGTGTGATTGATGGTTTTTTCAGATAAGGTCAGCCGCGTGGGGACGCGGCCTGTATACGTTTCGTGGAAGTCCACGCGACGATGCTTTTGGAACTGGTCATGTCGCCGGAAGACCGGGACTCGAAACCGGGGTTGTCCACTATGCGCCCGATTTTCCCGTACATGGTTCCCGGCTGGTACGGCCATGCGGATATGCAACGGTGCAGCCATCCGCAGATGCGGGCCACCCGTTCCGGGTCACGGCCCAACACCGTCAAAGACAGCGTGTACTGCCATATCCAAGCCTTCAGATTCCAGTCGGGCTGCTCAGGAGCGCCGCAATGGTAGAGAATCACGTCATGGGACAACAGGAGCGAATCCGTGGCAGGCGTGACCTCCGGTTGGATGACCGGCCTGAAATCACGGTTCTTCCATTCGACGGCGTCCAGGTAGGCGCGTGTCATGGCGACCGCATCCAACTGTTCCCTTACGGAAAGGTCAAATATCGTGGGGTCAGACATATTTCGCTTTCGACATGATGAACAATCCCGGCATCCAAGCACTCGGGCTTTTGATGCCGTACTTGTGTTCCAGCCACCGGTTGAAGTAGCCGAACTCAAGATGCGAGGCGATCTCGGAACCGTCACGGCCCTTGACGCTCATGATCACGGCGGTATGCGTGCCATGCGCGTGCGTGCTGATGTCGATGCGGTTGGCGACGGACGAATGCTTCGCCTTCATGTCAGCCAGCGCCTTCGCCTTCGCCTCGACCTTCTCCGCCACGGGACGGGTCGCTTCGGCTCCGAACAGTATCGCCATGTCACGGTTCAACACCCTCGCGGGCTTCAGTTTCACGTACCCCATGTGCGGCTCCCCTCGGGCGGGACAGGCGGTTTCAACCCGTTGTCCTCGGTCGCATGGCCGATGCATCTCGCGGTGATGTTCCAATGGTGGGCGGCATCCGAGGCGTGACGCATCTCCATAGGCGGGCCGTCAACCTCGTAACAGGCGTTATCGAACCAGAACTGCGTGTTGATGTCCCCATGCCATTCCGGCGCGAGAACGATCGCCAGAGCATCCTCGCGCAGGCCACCTGTCGATTGCGGCGTGGTATCCTGCGCCCAGTTCTTCGAAAACGTGCTGTTCTTATTGATTCGAGGCTCGAACGAGCAGTAACAGTAGGAGGCGTCCCCATCCGGCACCGTGCCGGCACCGTAGGGTGTCTCATACGGTTTCATCGGCTGCACCACGATCATGTCGCGGTGCAGAAGATCATCCGTGATGCGGGGTTCTGTCTCCACGTCATCGAACAGGTGGGTCTCCTCGGGCTGCTCCCCGTCATACAGGTGGCTCATGGTCAGCCCCCGAAGCCGGGGTCGAAGCCGAGGCTGATGTGCCCGCCGCCCTGCGAACTGGTGTAGCCGGTGAGTATGGCCTTTTCGTCCTTTGCGACGAACAATCGGGGACTGGGATTGTAGCCCGGAGTCACCGGCTGGTCATCGCGCCGCGTGTACGAGTAGTTGCCGTTCGATTCGGCCTTGTACTTGTATTGGCGGGCGAGACGGAGAACCATATCGCATACCACGCCAGCGAAGTCCGATTCGCTCAGACGCCGCCTGCGCAGCCGCGCGTACACGTTCGGGCATTCGGCCATGCACAGCAATGCGGCCTTACGGCACTGCTGCTTCACCCACGAATCGGGGAAACCGGTGTCCTTGTCGAACAGTTCCGGCTCCCCGGTCGCGTTGAGCCGCATGTACTTCAACCAGTCGATGTTGTCGATAAGCGTCGTGGACATGCTGGCTCCTTAAGCTCAGCCGTTGAGGACGGTAGCCTTGAACGTGCTGTTGGACTGGACGAGAACCGGCAGCATCGTGCCGTTCACGTAAGCCTCGTAGCCCGGCGTGGCGGACGGGATGTCGAGAATGGCTCCAATCGGGCCGGCGTCGTACTGGCGGCTGATGCCGTACACGGTGGACTGCTTGGCTTCGGCGGTCGGGCCGAGAGCCGTGTAGCCGAGGCCGGTGTCGTTCAGGCCGGGCAGCAGCAGAACGGTGTTCTCCGGGAAGAAGGAGGCCACGCCGCCCGGCAGAATGATCTTCTGCTGGCGGGCGAACTCCTCATACGTCTCATCAACGAGCAGAACGTCGCTGATATTCGCATAGGAGGAAAGAACGCCACGCACCTGGGCTTCGCCGATGAAGGCGGGCAGCATGTCCGACTGGGCCTGACCCGCGTAGAAGTACTTCATCACGGCGGCGTTCTCCATGAGCGTGTTCATGACCTTGCGGGTCGTGACCATGACGCGCGGGCGGGTGCCCTCGGCCTTGTACACGAGGTCGCTCCATTTGCGCAGGTCCTTGATCGGGTCGCTTGCAGCGTTGGACCACAGGTTGTCGGCCTTGAGTTCGACGGCGAGCGAGGCGTCTCGCGCGTAATCCCAGTTGGCGGTCAGGTTCGACTCGCCGATGCCGAGCTTGGCGTCCACGGCGACGGCGACGTTGGCCTTCTCCGTACGGTAGGCCATTTCGGTGCCGAGGCGGGCAAGTGCCTCACGCAGCTCGTCGGAAGCCTCGGTGGCGGTGGCGGCGACACGTCCGGCTGCGATGTCGTGCTCGCTGATGCGGTGGCGCTTGCGCAGCGGCAGCATCTCCGTATAGGATTTCTTGCCGCCACCGGTGGTCTTGTCATACGGGGCTTCGCTATCCCATGTCGAATACTTCATTTCCTCGACCTCGAAGCGCGGCTGGTTCGGAACCCAGCTCACGTTCAGACCGGTCGGGTTCATCACATCCGGCAGAATCTTGCCGAACGGCAGAATCTCGCGCGTGGACTGATATGCGCCGAGCACGATGGCCGACGCCTCGGCGGGCGTGATGATGTCCTTGTTGATAAGGGCCATGATGTTCCTTTCGGGTATAAAAACCCGCCACATGGGGCGGGTTTCAGAAACGAATGATTAAGGTCACTTAGCGGCCATGACGCCGGCAGTGCGCAGATTGGCGAACAGGGTGTTGACCGCAGTGACGATGGCGGCGGCGTCGGCACTGGTTGCGAGGTTGGCGACGTTCGCGGCCTGCTTGACGCCACCCAGTGCGCTTGCAGTGGCGTTGGGCAGTTTGTAGGCCGGAGCGGTGCCGGCAGCGGACGGGGACAGCACCGTCACATCGCCGCCAGCGTCCTTGTCGTAGTCGAGAATAAGGCCCTCGAAAACGGTGCTTTCCGCCAGTGTGACCGGCAGGTTGTTGCGGTCGATGACGGCCATGTAGCGCACGCCAGCGGTCGGATACTGGTCCTCGAAGCCGGAGCGCGTGAACACCACGTGCAGCTGGCTTTCAAGGAAACCGGCGACCTTGAGCTGGCGGCCATCGGTGGCTGTCGGGTCATACGGGCCGAACAGGCCGGTGCTGGTGACCTTGGCGACCGGAATGCCGGACTTCAGCCAGGCGTTGAAATCATCCGGGTCGATGGAGGCGAAGTACTTCTGTTCCTTCTCCTTGTCGCCGGTGAACAGGCTCAGGTCAAGCTGCGCCTCACGAATGCCATCGGTGATGCGGTTGATAAGCCAGGACTGGTCGTCCTGCGGCACCGTATAGCCGGTGGTGTGAACCATTTCCACGGGTTTAGCCATTGGGGTTCTCCTTACTTTTTGTCGTTGTTGATGGACGCGAACTTGCGCCCGTAATCGTATGCGGCAGTCAATCCGCCACTGGCCGTCGAACCTTGAGGATGAGGCGCCGTATGGCTGTATCCCTCCAATACGGAGGCGGGCAGGGGCTGCTGCTGTTCTTCTTTCTTCCCCTCGTCGGCAACCGTTTCGGTCTGCGCGGGAAGAATGAACTGGGATGCGTTCTTCGCCCACTCCTCGATGGCTTCGGCGTCCGCGTCCTTGGGTGCAAGGGCGGCGAACACCTCATCGGTGAGCTGCGGGTATGCGGCCTGCGCCTTGAGCTTGGCGATCTGGGTCTGAGCCTGCGCGTACTGGTGCTCCACGTCGGCCAGCTTGCTTTCCGCATCGGTGGCGCGCTTCAGGTTCGCGTGGCTCTTCTTCTCGTTCTCGCGGCTCATGGCCTGCCACATGGACACCTTGTCGGCAAGGTCGTTGCTGCCGGCCTTAGGCGTGGTGTCGTTCTGTTCGCCCGTTCCGGGCTCACCGTCCACGGTCGTTTCGACGATGGGGGTGTTTTCGTTGTCAGCCATCAGGGATGGTTCCTTTCAACTTGGTTGCTGTTACGCGGCAAGGCGAAGCCTCGCCCTGAGTTGTTGCGCGAACGCAAGGTTTGACGCCAGCGCCTGTTTCAGGTGCGGCGAAGGTTCGAAATGGTAGGTGTGCTCCTCGTAGCGGAAGTGTTCGGCCTTTCCGGTCGATTCGACCTTCCGGTAGTATGCGGTGAACACGTTGGCTCTCTCCAACATTCGTTGAATCTGCTCCCGTGTCATATCCGCGTCGGGCTGATGCCAGTCCACGTCCTTGCGGGGCTTGACATCCTTGGCGCTCAATACGGGGCCTATCTCGCTGTTGGTGAGGGTAAGCACGCGGGTCTGCCGGAGTTTCGCGGATGCGGTGCCGCCCGCCTCCTTGTAGATGCGTTTCAGGTCATCGTCGTTGAGTCTCAGACCGGGGTCGTTGTCTCCGACGATGGGGAGCACGGTGCAATGGCAGTTGCCGTGCAAAGGCATGAGCGCGGCTATCGAATACACCCTGTCGGCTGCGACCACGCACAAGCCGCACGTGCCCGTCTTGGACAGTTCCGGGTGGATGATGCGCCGGTATCTCGTGACGCCGGACTTACGGTATCGTTCCAACGTGGCATGGGTTCCGGCGATCATGGAATCAGTGTCGATGATGTCGATAAGACGCTCGTTCGCCTCTTCCAGCCACCTGTCAACGGAACGCTGCGCGTCGGCCTCAAGGTTCTCCCACGCGGACGGGCGCAAGTGAGGCTCCTTACTGGAAGCGTCCCTGTAGGATTCCACGGGGCGGAGCATCATCTTCCACGGGTCCGTGTTGTCCCTGACCACCTCGAACTCCGGGAGCTGACCCTGCGCGGTGGCGCCGACAAGTCCGAGCGCGATGTCGGCATAGGCTATGCCAAGTCGGCGCATACGCTCCACGAACGCCATATACCGTGAGGTCAGGTTAGCCGACGCGCCCTGCGTGATGGCATCGTTCCACCAGTCGGCGGGGGACAGGCTCTGCCACATCTTCCATGCGGCGGTCACGTATTCCTCGACCAGTCGGGCGCGTTCGCGCTCGTACCGGCTCATGCGCTGGTTGAGAATCTGGGTGATGTCGGCCATCAGAACGTCTCCACGCCGTCGAGACTGGTGACGCTATCGGAAACGCCGTCGCCGTTCTCGTCGCCGTTCAAACCGTTAACGGCGGACTGGGTGGTTTCATCCCATCCGGTCGCCGGCTGCACGGCGCCCTGCAGTACGGGCTGACCGGCCGATTGGTCGGAGAATGTCAACTGGTCGGACATGCGATTCATGTCATCCTCGGCTATATCCTGAGCTGTGAAACCGAAGTCATGGGTGAGAACCGTGCGGCGGGCCATCAGACCGGACTGGTATTTCAGCTGGCCGGATTGGGCGAGTTCCAGACTGCTCGTGGACACCATGGGCTTCCACATCAGCTCGAAATCGTCCTCGGCGGCGCTGCCCTCGCCGTTCAACGTCAACGCCATGCGAATCATGCGTCCGATGGCCTCGGACGCGAGGGCGTTCAGGTTCTCGACCTTGAACCGCAGCGTCTCGCGCTTCAACTCGGCACCGTTGGCGGAACCCTGCACGTCAGGGCTGAGAATATCCAACGGGATGCCGGCAGTGGCCGCAAGATGCTTGATGTCGGCGTTGATGACGTTCTGCAAGCCATTCAGATCGGTGGTCTGAGACTCCCATATATCCACGCCGTCCGGCAGGTTCCATAGTGCTGCGGGACCCATGGCGAACCTTTCAGAAAGGTCGATTGGGTCACCCTCATCCTTCAAGCCCTGAATGACCTCGATATCCTCAGGGCCGTATTCAAGGTTGATGTCGCCTTTGATGGCGCGTTGGCGGAACGCCTGCATCATGGTTATGCACAGGCGGTCGAAAATCTGACGGTCGATACGGCGCAGAGTATCAAGAAAAGGCTCGAACATGCCCATGCCGTCCGGCGTTGGCAGTTTGACCACCGGAAGGCTTTCGCAGGCTAGAGCGTAATCGTAGGTCTCATCGCCCTGTGCCCACTCCCAAGTGTTGCCCGGCTCCCATGCCTTGCCTTCTATGGCGAGCTGTGCCACGGCCTCGTCATCGTCGGGGTCAGTCACCGTGCGTTCGCTCTCGCGCGTGGCGAGCTTGGAATACACACGTTTGATATTGCCGGCTTCGTCGCGTTCCATGCTGAACAAGCGAATGTTCTCGACCCCATCACGGGCGTCATAGCTGTAATGGATGGCCGAATCTTCATCATCCGACATGTAGCAGCACCAAGGGCTCCACGCCTGCACCAGCTTCTTCCCGCGCCCCTTGTTCACAAAGCCGTAGGAGGCGCCGTAATCCGCAGTGTCGGGGAACAGGTGGCAGCGCAGCAGCGTGTCCATCATGCAATCCCGGTACATGGCGTCGGCGGCGGTGTCCTTCACCTTATCGTCGGATATCTTGCGGAAACCGTTCGGACGCTGACGGTCGGTCACGCTTTCGCTGATACGGCGAGCCAGATTCAACGTGCCTATCTCGCGCATGGTGCGGTACACGGGAGCCGCGTTCGGGCTTGTGCTGCCGGGCACGCTCGTGGAGTCCACAAGCTCCTTGCCGTCCTTGTACTGTTTCAGAACGGCGAGCATGGGAAGCCTGCGCCCCCAAGCCGTAGCAAGCTGGGTGAGGTTCCAGGCATCCGTATCCTCGACGGTCGCGTTCCTGATGGCAAGCTGCACGTCGGGCATGGGCTAACCTCCTAATAGATGCGAATGGGCGCGCGACGCCTCTTCTCCTCGGCTATCTCCAGATAGCGGGCGCGTGCGCGGTATGCGAGAATGCCCGCGACGCAGGCATCGATCTTGTTCGGGCTGGCCGGTGATTCCTTGAGAATCTTGTAGCCATACGATTTGTCCACCCGGCGCGGATGCCGGAAATGGTTGACGAGCCTCGGGTCGGCAAGCAACGCGATGCTGTTCAACGCTGGCTTTCTGCCTTCCGGCTCCTCATACGGGTAGCGGAAACCTGTGGCCGCGTTCTCCGTGGCCTGATACATCTCGTTCTTCCAGTTGTTCGTATAGAACTTGACGAGATCGCCGTTCTTGCGGGGGCCGACCTTCAGTTTCTTCCCGTAGTCCTTCTCCCAAGCGCCTATCATCGACTCGAAGAAGGCCGCGTCGGCAAAGAAGCCGACCACGTTGTACTTGTCGAGCATGTCTCTGGCGGCTTGGTCGAAAGCGTCACGGTCAACCCTCCACGTGGCCTTCTCCGGCCCGTCCGGGCATTGCTCCAGCTTGATAAGGAACAGCATGCCATCGGACACCCTGCAACCAACGAGGGCTGTGGAGTCCTTCGACACGGAACCGTCGAAGCCGAGCGTTATCGGCTCCTTCTTGGTGACGAATTTCTGCCAAGCGGTTTCGAGCTTGCGGGAACCCAGATAACCGGCCATCTCGTCCTTGTACAGGACATGGGATTGAATGTCGGACTCCCTGAGCCAAGCGTTCTGCACGCTGGAAAGATTGTTCAGGAAGTAGCGAATCGAATCTGCGGGATCGGTGTCCGGCTGATAGATCTGGTCAAGCTGACCATCCAACGTCAACCACCCGTCCTTGGACGGGCCAAGCTCGCCATCGGTCAGCGAATAACGGCCATCGGCGCTCAGACCGGTCTTGTTCTCAATCGGCACGTCGGTACCGTCCTTGAGAATGATATGGTCCTTCCCATCAGGGCTTTTCAAGGATTGACCGTAGGCAATCTCAAGAGCCTTGGTCATCTTCTTCTCGTCCGAGAAGTCCTCCACGTCCAACGTCGCGTACACATGGTCGAAGTAGATGCCGGCACGATGCTTGATTCGTCCTGCGGCCACATCCCACGCATACTTGTACGACGCTTCAGCGATACTGCCCTCACCGGGACGGTACATCGTGGAGGTCTCCATCATGAACGTGCCAGCGGTACCGGCACGCTTGCCGAGGTTACGGGCCACGGTCTTGTACACGTTCCACAGCTTCGGCTGCACCATAAGATGCGTCTCGTCGGCAAGACCACAGGTGGTCAGCTTTCCATCCTGACTGGAAGCGCCAGAAGTGATGGGCATGATGATTCCGCCCTCGGGAAGCATGATACGGGTCGTGCCCACATCCATGCCCATGCCCTTCCAATCGGACAAGGGGCCGGAATCGCAGTTGTAGTAGATGGACTCGAACACGTTGCCGGCCTGCTGTTCGGAATTGGCCAAGCACACGACCTCGGGTTGGGTGACAGGCTTGCCCACAGGCTCACCCTCGCGATACTCGTATGTCTCACCCATGAACGTGTAGGTCTCGCCCTCACGCGCCCAATGGTCGAAACGACAAGGACCGAAACCCTCGAACATGCCAACACCAGCGGCCTTGCCCGACTTGTCGCGACCCTTGGCTCGGGAAAGGAACAGACGATTGAACTTGCGTTTGCCATTCCTCTTCAACGCATAGGCGCCGACCATGAACTGGTACTCGTCCAAATCGAAATGCATAGGCAATCCGATGCCGTCGCCACGACCGATAAGCGTGAACGTCTCAATCCACCACACCGCCAGATGACCGAGGGAATGATCGTACTCCCACTGCGTCAGCTGGGGAATAATGTCATGCGCCACCGTTCACCACCCTCAACTGACGGCGGCGACGGTCAACATCCTCCTTCACCGCCTCGCCACGGGTTTCCGGGCGACCGGTTCCGGTACTCATATCATCAGCCTCAATGGCCTCGATCTTCGCCTTGATGCGGGCGGCGGGCGTGATAAGAAACGAGTCCTCACGCTGACGAATCTCAGCGGCCATCACCGCAGAAGGCTTCGACATACGCCAGTAATCATCCTTCAGCTTCGCCAAATCCATCAGCGAAAACCAGTCGGCCTCCATGCCCATGCGCGGAGCCATAGGCCCCGTCTGCATCGACTTGTACCAGCGTTTCGTCAAGTCAAGCCACTCACGCCCATCAGGACGAGTCGCGGGCAAGTCCAGACCCATCACGGTATCAGGACTCTTCAAAACCATATTCCTACCGGCCTTGCTACGACCGGAATGACCATTGCCAGCCATGCTTCAACCCCATTCCGCCCGTTCCGGGCACGCCGAAGCCAAGGCATTCCGCCTACAGGCAACGGTTATGGACTAGAAGTCGGTTCGCCAAAGTCGCCTGACGCGACTTCTCCAAAGGAACCTTCCACTTAAACGCCGGACCATCAGGCCCGAAAGAATCAACATCGACCCTCTTGCCGCACACAGCGCACACGCCATCGCATTCCGCGATGACATCCGCGTCGGTGAACGACTCCACCCGAATATCCGGCTCGATATCCTCGGCCTCGACCTGCTTGACGAACAAGGGGGTTTCCGGATTGGGGGGATACTTCACAGGGTCTTTATCCGACAGCCGCTTGTACTTGCTGCGATGCCTGCCGGAACAGAAAATCTGGTCAACACGAGACGGTTGAAAATAATGGCCTATAGGACACAAACGGGTACGAAACGGGATAATCGGACTCCCCGCATACCGGTCACGGTCATAATGATGACGGCACAAGCCGCGCGCATACACCGTATTCCCGCAGCCGGCCACCATGCATACATAGCCGCTCACTGAAACGCCGGATGCGAATACCATTGCTCTTCCTTCCGGCGTTCACGATTCATGCGCCGCTGCTCAGCGGACTCCTGCGCGGTTTTCTGCGAATGATGGTACGGGCACAAGGCCCACAGATTCGACGGGGAATCATCATCGGGCTCACCGTTCTTCGCGCGAACCTTATGATCGACCTCATTGGCAGGATAGCCGCAAATATGCTTTGCCCCCGTATGCCAATCAGTCACAATCCACTGGCATCGATGGTGGTCCCGCTCCAATATCTGCTTGCGGGTCCGCTCCCATCCGGGATTGAACCGTGCATTACGGTTGGAAGATGACCAAGCCATGATGACTCCTTATATCTAAGGGGACGGAACCGGTGGGAGCGTGGCGAGCGAGCATTCCAACGGGGTTAATCCAAATACAAGGGAGTTGGCCCACGGGCCACCGGTTCCTAGAGGCAATCCCGAGAATCGAACTCGAACCTGCGCTTTACGAGAGCGCCGCTCTTCCAATGAGCTAGAATGCCACGCCTCCCACTAGAGGGAGCGCTATTCAGTTATTGCCGTACGGCATGGCGTGAAGCCGCCGCCGGCGACTGGCAATGACCGAGAAGCTGTCACCGCCAAGAGCTGCCTCTTCTCAAGGCATCGCATACCCGGAAAGAATCGAACTTCCGTAACCGGTTTTGGAGACCGGTGCCTGAACCACTCGGCCACGGGCATTTGGGGTAGTCAATTGTTTAGGCTGGCTGACATACCTTGACCAGACAGCGGAGAGAGTGGGAGTCGAACCCACACGCCCGTCAGGGCAGACTGTTTTCGGAACAGTTGCCGCCGCCAATCGGCTGGCCCCTCCAAATCTCGCAACGCATTGCACGATCAGTATGCAACGATCTCCGGGCGCTACCCGACATTCTCTGCAACCAAAGCCGCCTAGGCGCTCAGCCCCAGTTCCCTGCCAGATTCTTGAACTACATCGCGATTGTGGTGCCGGAGAGAATCGAACTCCCAACGCCCGAAGGCAGCGGTGTTACAGACCGCGCGCACTCCACGTGCTCGACACCGTGGAAGCCATCTCAGACTCCCGCCGCCCAGCGAACCGGGGGCACTCCTCAGCCGACGTCAACCCACGCGAAGCGGGGAGTCGGCACACGATGCTGTGCGGAGATTCTGCACGACGCCGGTTCACGGGCGGTCAAACCCCAACCGACAGTCACGACCTTGACCGGCCTTACTGACCATCCTGCGGATGATGCAAGATTTGCACTTGCGAACCTTTTACGGTTTACGGCCTAGCAAGCCGCCGCATTCGTCTACTCTGCCAATCATCCCCGGCCACGCCCCCGGTCCAAGAAAACAACACCAACACAAAACGGAATCCCAGAGAACTCGACCTTACAAATCCTCGTAAAACTGTTTTGACGGTTTGGTTTTCAAAAAAGGCGTGGCCTAGTCGTGAGAGAGGGAATCGAACCCACAACACACCGGGTTTGAGCCGGCGTCCTCTACCAATTGGGATATCTCACGCAGATACAAGAAAACCCCGCGACTGCGGGGCCTCACCTTGTCAGGAACCCGAGCTTCGCTCCAATCCCCGACAATCCATCTACACGACATTTTACTCACAACAAGCGTTGCAGCAAGCGTTGCAGCAAGCGTTACAGTGAAGAAAATGTGAAAGAACAGCACTCACCATGGAAACGAACGGCTTTTCCGTAATAGCCCCAGATCGCATCCAGCGTCAGAGCTAGAGTCGCAGCGGCCCCGCGTCTTGCCCGTGGGTACCCTTCCCTTGGGGGTGGGGTGTATGTGTCGGCGTGTCGTAGTGTGGCGCGTGGTATGCGCGCGGTCGTATGCGGTTGTGAGTATGGCCGTGTCTGTGACGCGGCTATCCGCGTTGCCTAGGTGTGAGTGTGGCGTGGTCGTGGCCGTCTGTGCCGTTGCCTGTCTATCCGTCCGTGTGAGTCCGTCACGTGGTGGTTTGCCTCTATGTCATGCTTGTGTGTGGGCGGAGAATGATAGTCGTGTGGTGTGGTTTGTCAAACTTGGTGTGTCGTGACTCATGCTTGCGTTGTTGAGTGTGGTTGGCTCAGGTTTTGTTTTTGATATTTCTTATTGAGAATATTCTCGTTAAGCCTTTATTTGGTATATAAGGTATATACCCGCGATTTTACGTCGTGAATCGTAAGTTTCGACACGCCGAGTGAAGCTAGTGTTTGCAATGGTTTACGGGTGGTTCAATCGCTATTGACTTGCGTTCCAGTATTGGACCGCGTATAGTGATAGCCATCAACCACGGAACACCAAGAAAGGAACCCCGAGATGAACACCACGGAGATTAAAGCCAAAGCCTTTAGAGCGGCGGTAGACCTGGCCACGGTATGCAAGCCCTGCACCTATGACAACGTGCTGGACATCACGGCCATAGCCCTCGGTATCGAGATGGACGACAACGAGGAATACCCCGCCGAGCTCTACCGCAAGTTCGACCGAGTGTGGGCCGAGCTCAACTACTGACAGCGCCGCCGATAGGCGGGTACTGGGTTCGAGTCCCAGCGGCGCACGAAGTCCCGGTGATAGGTGAGAGCTATCCCGAGTGACATGAGAGTTTGAGAATTGAATAGTGTTACCGATACCCAGTCAAGGACTGGTGAGGGATAATGAAGCAAGGCAGAGGTCTTGCGAGTAGTGCGGGGGCCGCTGAGAGAACGCGGCGCGATGGCATCAGAAACTCCGTCTGCGAATAAGCCAAAGGTATAATTAGGCCCACTGAAACAGATAGCGAGGTGGGCCATGGACTACAGGGAATTGCAAGACAGCAAGAATCTGGATAATCAACAGTTAGCCGATAAAATCGGCATACCTCGTACCACGGTATCCAAGTACAAGAATGGGCATCTCGATACAAAAAACATGACGTTAGAGATGGCTGTTAAATGGTTACGTGCGTTGGGGCGGCGCAAGATGGCTAACGATTTATCCGAGATGTTTGCGCTTGCTGAGGCTCCAAGCGAGCCGAAAGAAAACACTAGCGAAAGCTAGGTGTGTGCCCTAATCAATTCTTCGCCTGACTGTGGGCCTTGTACACAGTCGGCCTAGCTCACTGGGTTTATCCCATAGTCTAGGCACTCATAGCGTGTCCCAAGGTGGACGGGATACGCTGGAACCTGTTATATCGAAAGGTGGTGAGCCGTGCCGGTTGGCGATATCGTCGTTGACCCGCGTATCCAGACTCGACATCCCGACGTGTCCGCTGATTCGGTGCGCGTGGCATGGTCGAACGTCGTGCGGTTTATGGCGCGTGAGGATACCGACCCGTTGCGTTATGTGGCGGTTGGATACGACGAGTACGGGCGTTTGCTGGAAATGGTGGCGGTACTAGATGAGTCGGATCGTTGGCATGTGTTCCATGCCATGCGTGCGACGCCGAAGGTGCTGCGGGAACTGAAACTTTTGTAAAGGAGGAAGTGTCATGTCTTTTGTTGCGAAGGGTGGCCGTGTGGTCACTGATGACATGTTGGACAAGTGGGCCGACGATGCGGATAACGGCGAGTTCGGCGGAAGGCCGGGTGCGGTGTATTCCGGGCCTGTCGTTCCTGTCGCTCAGGCGGATGCTGTCAGTCGGACGTTTTCGTTAAGCGCTGACATGTCGGCCATGTTGGATGCCGTCGCTAAACGTCGTGGCGTGTCCGCTGATGACATCATGCGGCACGCGCTGGTGCGTGAGTTCGCGTCAGTGTGAGCTGTTCGGCGTGCTGGTTTTCCGACACGCCGATTTGTTTAAACCAAAATGATACGTTATGCTATCAATTATCAAGCCCAATCGGGCAAGACAAAAGCAAGTTTGAGAACTTAACAGTGTTTCCCTACATGCAAATGATACATTTTGCTGTCATAATTGGTTTACCTACTACTAGAGAAAGCGGGTAAGCCTATGGGACTTAAGGAACTGCGCAAACAAGCCGACTTAACACAAGTTGAGCTAGCCAAGCGCACTGGAATAGCGCGAACAATCATCAGCAGTTATGAGACCGGGCGGCGAGACGTTCGGAACATGACTCTTGAAAACGCTTTGAAGATATCCAGTGCACTCAACTGCCAACCGAGCGACCTGATGCGTTAAAAGAATGCGGCTAAGTAGCGCCAACTACCTAGCCGCGTGCCTTAAGTTGAAAGTTCTCTAACCAATCAATCAAATCGAGGCTGTGCTATCTTAGCACGCCTCACATGGAAGTGAGGAACCATGCGTAAAATTCTGGCGGCTTCAGCCGCGTTAATCACACTTTTCACCCTGTCCGCTTGCGGTAGTGATACCGCGAACATCCCGCAATGTGAGAACGAAGACGGCTCGGGTCAAGCTGGACTCTGCTACTGGGATAGTGCTCGAATGGGCAACGGACGCGGTACCGGCCTGTACATCTACCAAGACGGCGTGCTAATCGGCGAACGCTACTAACTTTCAATCAGATTCAATCAGTCGCGCGGCTGTCTCCGCGCTTCATCAATTCAAGGGAGATTCAACAATGTCTATTGAGGAAATGTGGGACGCGCTGAAAGATGATTACGGTGTGTCCGAGCAGACTTTGCAAGTTGTCACCAATATCAATGGCTACAGTACCGACACCATGCATGACGTGCTGTACGCGGTAGCCGCCGAACGTCACTTCGATGGCGAGGTGGCATGATGGCACGCTACTTCTACGCTTTCCGCTGGGCTTATGGTATCGGCACGACATGGGATGATGGGTCATGGCCTGGGAGTCTCAGGGTGTTTGATTCGAGGGCTGAGCGTGACGCTTGGGTTGCCGACGACGTGTTTGATGGTAACTGGCATTGTGAGGCCATTACGGCAAAGGAGGCGCGTCATATCATGGCGGACACTGTTATCGGTTGCGACAATGAGATGATCGCACGGTTCGACGGTAGCCGGTCGGCTGTCGAACGGTACGCGCCTACCGCCGAATTGGTCAGGGCATGGCGGCGTATCGACATGCAACTTAACCCAGTTGCGTATATGGGTGAGTGATCGACCATGATTGACCATTACCGTTGCAAGTCGTTTCCCGTGGCTGTTGCCACTCAATCGCATTATGAGGCCAAAGGTTATCCCGTGGAGCTAGTCCCGTGGGGTAGGGGCTACATGGTACGAGTCCATCGTTAATAAATCGTTGTGGGGCATGGCGTTGTGGCCGTGCCCCTCTTGTTTAAGGGAGATTCAAAATGTCCATTACCGTTAAAGATGTTGCCGACATGGTGGAACGTGTTGACGAAAAACTATCGCCATTGACGCGCTATGACGGTTTCCAACCCTATGAGGGCATCTATCGCCTTGGCGACTGGGGATATGTGACGGAAACCGAATATAACAAGGCTTTCGAGCATGAAGATGGTTGGGCGCAAGACGCTTACATTTTGGACGGTAACGGTGTGAGCCATACCCGCATTAGTCAGCTAATTAACGAAGACGATACCGGTAAGGCAATTTCCGATTACATCAATGAGCGTTTCAACAATGACCAAATGGACGACGTTTTCTACACCGAAGCCACCGAAGAGGGTGAATGCTGAGAGTCTTCTAGCCGCCTACTCATTCCAGAAAATCAATCAAAATCGAATCTTTACAAGTGAGGTAAACCAAAATGAAGAAGCTGACCAATGACCCGTCGCGTAACGTGAATGCCGTGAGCGGCATGTGGGTGCGGTTGCGCAAGGATGGCTCGAAATATGATGTTCGGTATGTGAACGCTCGGGTTAGACGAGTCTGGTCACTTTCCCAGACTTCGCAGGGCACGGCGTGGAATGTTCAGGCCAAGGGAGTCCAGTATGAGGACTTTTTGAATGGCATGAGGTCAAGCTCCGTTGACCTTGAGCATGGTTGGATGCTCATACCCGATTCCGAGCGTATGAAGACAGTGCCGGTGCCGGTACCTACCGGAATGGACGCTAAAACGGTTGGCGGCATTGTCGCGCACCCATCGATCGATGCAAACTGGAAGTGTGAGGAGGAACGCTTCACGAGCAATGTTCAGTGGCCGGTGCCTATGCCCGAGGACGCGATATTGGAAGACGAGTTCATGGATGATGAACCCGCGCCGGATACACAGGAGATTCCCGAAGTGCCGCCGAAGGTGAACAGTTTCGCCGTCTCCTATTGTACGATGCCTGACCTGATGATGGCTAAGGAATGCCCCGAATTGCAAGGTTTGGGCCCTATCCGTCACTTCCGTACCAGCAAGGGCCGCAAGGTGGCCTACGTTGCTTCGGCCAATGGCAGGTGCGTTGTCGCCTACCGTGCCCGTTATGAGCGTGGCAGTGACAGGCAGTTGGAAAAGGCGGTGGCCGATTACGTGGCTACCGTCCGCGACAAGTGGGTTAAGGCGGCGTGACATGAGCGAGATTCGGGAGAAAGCCGTACGCCTGTTGTTGCAGGCGGCTTACGAGATGGCCGCCGATAACGCGGATAGCGTGGCGGATATCTTCGACTGCCAGCATGGTTTTATCGATGATTTACGCCGTCGTGCCATGCTGAAGCTGGACAAGCCATACACCGCGCCGGACTTCGATACTGCGGAACAGCAGATAGCCGAAACCGGTTTGTCGTTGGACATGCTCGACAAGAGGGCGCGTGAGGCGTTCTCACAGAAGTATTCCACCACGTATGACCGGTATGAGTGCGCTATCGGCTGGTGCATCGACGACATGCTGGGGTGGGAATGATGGAAGTCAAGATACCCACTAGCAAGATTCGTGAGGTTCTGGAGTCCTCTGGCTATGCGTATACGCCGGATAATATCGCGGCGGTACGCGCAAACATTCCACTCCACACGTCTGACCTGATTCTGGCGGCATTGAACGCCACCGATTTACCCGACAAGCGGTTTGCTTTGCCACTGTTCTAAGGAGCTTTTCAAATGACCACTTACTATATGCAAGACAAGAATGACTATTACCGTTACACTCGAATCAGCAAGCCACGCGCCTACTGGGAGTGGCTGACCGACGCAGTGGAATGGCTGGTCAGCTGGCATGAGATCAACCCGTGCACGTTCCATCACTGCGGTTGGCGTTTCTGGCACTGGGTGTCCGCATGGGCCTACTGCGAGGCTATGGAAGGTGGCTATATTGCGGAGCAGTCCTATCTTGACTCATATTGCAAGGTGGAGTATTCCGACAATGGCCGTGTGGCGGTCATCCGCGCCTATTGATTCCTGCCGCCTGGCGTTTTCCTCACTTCCGCTGGGCGGCATCCCATACCTATAAACCAAACCAATACTTTTTAGGAGATTATTATGAGCGCCACTATCAAACTTACGTTGAGCGACTACATCGTCCGAGAACGCTTGGACGGCTGGTGGCGTATCCCTACGGTCGCCCAATACTTGTATCCCAATGGCGAAACCCAACAGTTCATGAACATGCTGGACGAACTGGACGGCGTGGTACACGATACTGAGGCACAGTATGAAGACAGGTTCTCGTTCGATGATTACGCTGATTTTCTTGAGAGTCTGGCACCTGAATATCGCAAGGCGTTTCCCATCGCGCTGGACGGGTGGAAACACAAGGCGGGTGAGATTTACATCTACTGGTAAAAATTCGGATACTATTCTATCCCAATATGGTATATGATTGATACCATCTGTTAACCGTTAAGGAGGTTGTTATGGGTAAGCTGGTAGCCAATATCGATGATGATGTCAAGGCGCGTGCCGCCGCGCTCTACGATTCCATGGGCATGAGCCTGAGCACCGCCGTCAACATGTTCCTACGCCAGTCTCTGGTGGACAACGGGTTGCCGTTCAAGCCGACGCGGCACACGCCGGACGGTTATCCGGTGCCGCCTGTTCACAATGCATACATGTTCGAGCGTTCGGAGAAGGGCCATGTGATACTGCCCGCCGATTGGGATGATTCGGAGGATGATGTCTATGACCAGTACGCCAAATGAACCGCGCCTGTATGACGTGTGGCTGATGTGGGTCGAGTTTCCCGACCATCCCGGTATCGGGAAGCCGCGTCCGGTGGTTATCACCGAGGTTGACGGCGATCTGGTGTCGGGTATCGTGGCGAAGATAACCGGCAACACTGATTGGGATGAGGCCGGTGACGTGCCGCTGCTCGACTGGAAGGCCGAGGGGCTGTTGAAGCCGTCGCTCGTGCGCTGTTCGCAACGCTTCTACTTCAACAGGAGCGAACTGCTGCAATGGTTCGGACGACTCTCGTTGAGGGACGCGGAGCATGTTAACGACGGGTTGAAAGCCACATTGGACATTCCACCATACAGGCGAAGCGTATAGCCGTTATCGTTTTCATGATGTTTTTGGCGAGGATACCCCGGCCCTTGTGGTCGGGGAGGAATCGCCTTCTCCTTTTCAATCAATTACCGCGATGACGAGCATCGCGGTAATTGATGGCCTCATGGACTTGTTCTATGAGGCCATTCTTATAGAAACCATCATTTAGAACCGCATCATAGGGCTTTCTATGGTGCGGTTTTCACATAAATCAGCATTTAGACGGGACTTTAGAGCGTTCTATTGTTCCGTCAATCGTTTTACCGAACAATACAAAGGAAGGTTTTGTCATGGAAGACAAGTTGGAGAATTTGCAGGCGTTGATTGAGGGCTCGGGGCTAGGGGATGTACGCCAAAAGGTGCGGGGCATGTCCGAGGCGCGGGTCCTGTGGGTATTGGATGGATATAAGATTGATGGGTTGCCGTCCGGCCGTGAGTTTTTCATCGAATGGAATTCGCTGGAGCACGTACAAAACCAGTTGAGGGAGCTTGCGGACGGCGGCTATGACGCCGACGATGACGTGGCCCAGATGATGAATGACCTTGTGCCTGTCGATACGGCGTACAGTCGTATGCGCAAGGTCCGCGCCAGCTTGAAGTTTTTCGCCGCGATGGCGGAAGGCGACGGTATGGAGACCTACCGTATCTCCCAGCATGTCACGACAATCGAATACCGGCAGGTCAAGGCTCCCAAGGGATTGACCTTCGCTGAACTGTGCGATTGGGTGGAGGAGAACGGTGACGGCGATCTATACGACGTTGACGATATCGGCAGTGACGTGTTCGCCGCCAGTCGCCAGGATGGTACGGAACTTAGTTCCAAGGAGTCGAAATGATTACCGCGATCTACCGTTTCGAGCGTTTCGACCCCGCCACCAACACCGAGTTGTGGCGGCGTATACCACGCTGGAAGCTGCGTCTCATGTGGCTTCAAGCGTGGCTTAAACGCGATAAGGCGGCTCGAATCGGCTACCGGGCGTGGTTGTACGCGCGTGTTTCAGGTGGCGGCGAATGGCTGACCGGCGACATGCTGGACTGGAATCAGGAGGTGTCCAAGTGAACGTCGAACGTATGGAGAAAGCCTTGCACGAGGTGTGGAAATACTATGACGAAGCAGGGGAGACTGGGCAAAACTATGTGCTTGACCCGGATAATCTCACCAAGTTCGCCGCCGATCTGTGCAAGGAATACGAGAAATCTTGATACACTGAAGGCCACGGGACTATCTTGTGGCCTTCTGGGAATTAGCGAACCAAGTACAAGAGGCATGATGTTTCGTCATGCCCGAATATTCTTTCAGGAGGAACTATCATGTCCATCAAAACCACCATCGTCCACATGCCCAGCGGAAAATGGCGTTTGGAAACCCGTCAAGGCGCATGGCCGATAAACCGCAATTGGAATGGGTTCAACACGTGGCCGGAATACGATCACAAGCCTACGAAAGAGGAAGTGGATGTGTTCGCACGTGAACTGTTCAAGGCCATGTTCGGTGTGGAGCCGATATTCATTGGTATGGAAGATGACGAATACGAATACGATTCCCGTGCCGGTCTTTGACGGATAAGTGGAAAACGTGGGCCCGATTATACGAAAACATGCTTTTCATTCACTGAAACCCGTGAAGATCAATAAAAAATAGATTTTCACGGGTTTCAAGCTATGATAGGCGTGTTATAAGACGCCGCTGCCTCTCGTGGAAGCACACTAGGGCGGCATTCTTATTCCTCCTTTGCCGATTTGATGGCTCCGTCCAGAAATTCCATCGTGCAGCGGAACAGTTCGGATTGCACGTATGCGACAAGCTCATTTGAGACCGTCATGTGCTTGCATGCCTTGGCCTTGTGTCGGTATCCGAGAATCTCGGCGTTGTACAAGCCCATCGCAGCATGCACGCATTCATGGCTGACGATATGCGGCAGCAGGTGTTCGCGGCTCAAATAGATCACGCACATGGGGGAGTTCCCGTATTTCACCACATTGGTCTGCGTGTCGATTGTCGCGGACTGCATGAGGGTGATTCCGGCTGTACCGTTTTCGAACGCGGCATCTCCAATCGGCCTGTCGAGGTCATCGGATTCGATGGAGGATTCCACCGAGTCGATGCAGGCGGCTCTCCGCATGGTTTCCTCGGTATCGTACACGCGGACTTCCACGCTGACCTTGTGCGCGAACTCGGTCAGGTCGATGATGCACCTCTGATGGGGAAACAGCGTCTCAGGTTCCTTGGTCAATGTTTTCTCCGATTCTCGATGATGGCGACGGCCCCCAGTAGGAGCGTGAACAGGATGATTGGGATCGCGCTCATTGCCCGCCGTGAATGGTTTTGCGCGCATGGTTCAGCTGCTCCGTCAATGCGGGTGTCATTGCGGCCAAATGCAGCGAAGCGGTCAGCATGTGCACGATCATGTAGCTGGCCCACGCATTGCAGCAGGCGATCATGCCCTGCTGCCTGAATGGTCGTCATAGTTCCCCCTTGGCTTTGCGCGTGTAGTATTCCTCAGCGGTCAATAGTTCACGTGGGTGGAGGCATTCGACCATTTCGTGCCATGAATAGAATGTACGGCAATGACTCGCTTCTCCGTCGTACCATCCCACGCTTAACGGCTGAACGGGCTGGCCAACCCTATTGAGAACGAGAAGGATTCGACACCAGCCAAAAGAGGTTTTCAGCCAGTATTCACCTGAATCAAACGGCATGTAATAGCCAGCCAGCCCAATCTTCTTAGGCGCGGGACGGGTGGCATAGGCGAAACCGAGGAGCGAGACCACGAGCATAGCTGTCGGGCCTGTCTCGAACCAGTAACGAACTTTACCTTCATTGTCCCGGACTTTCCGCCCTCCCCAACCGGCGCAGACTCCAGAAGTGCCTACCTCAGCCTGACACTTGTTTTCCGTAAAGCGGATGAACTGGTACACGTTCGTACTGCCTTTGACGTGAATCAGGTCGCCGGGCTGTAGGTCTTCCCATGCGACGCGAATCTTCTTGCTCACCTGTGGTCCTCCTTGCCGATATCGCTGAATCTTGTGTAAAGCCAGTCGTTCACGACGTACGTGTTGTAATCATCCTGTTGGATGTACCACCAGCGGTTTTGATGGCCGGCCTTCAGATACTCCTCGCACGTGTGGTCGATGGTGTTGTCGGGGTTGACCATCTGCCTGAACGACAGTTCATCGACCACGTTGTTGCTGGCCACGAGATCGGCTATCCGTTCGATACGCTCCGGCGTGAAATCGGGGGTGACCACGTACACGACACGTACCTTCTGACGGTCGAACCATTTGCGGGGCAATGCCAACGCCACGTCATCGGACAAGCTCGTGGGACGCATGTGATACACCACGCGGTTGAACCTGACCTGCTGCATGACTTGAGCCACGTTGCGTCCGCATTGGAAGTAGCTGGTGTGCATCTCGGTTTCCGTGAGCCAGTCTCCGGCCCTGCGTATCGCCTCCCGGTAGAAGGCGACACGTTTCGACGCTTCCGGCTCGCGCATGGGGAACAGGGGGTCTCCGCCGCCGCTGAAGCTCAGGAACCTCATGGGGTGGCGTTCGCTTTCACGGCTGATGGTCCGCAGCGTGGCCTGCATGTCCGTCACCGGCACGTTCAATCCGGTTTTCCTTACGATGCAGTAGGGGCATGTCCAATGACAGCCGAAATTCGTGATAACCGAATAATGTCCGTTCATTGTGTTTCTCCGATCAGTTGTTCCATTTCACTCACGTTGTCCTGCTTGCGTTTCAACGCCACGCAACGACGTATCCACTCGCGTTTGCGCTTATAGACGTTTGTTATCTCCACATTGCTCAACAGTTCGTTGCATGAGCAGACAAGCTGGGGAATATCCGACTCCGAGTCCGTTTGCACGACGGGTTTCTCCCCGCAGACAGGGCATTCGGGAACCGGCTCGTCAACCACTGCCTTCAACCGTCTGCAACCGGTATTCCACTTCTGAACATTCTCGTCTTCAAAAAACGAGGCGAACGAAAGGATGCTTTCGACGTGATCGCACCATTCCAAGAGCTGCCACGAGTCTTTTTCCAGCCAGTAGTCGCGGTAGTTGCGGGTGACGCACACATGCTTCAGTTTGGGTACGAGTCCGCAGATGGGGCATGGTTCCACTACCGGTGGCTTAGGTTCCGGCTTTTCGACCGGTTCCGGCTCCTCCAAGTGCAGCAGTCGTTTCAGCCAGTTCATACGTTCCTCGATTCCATCGACTCGTTGAACGCCTTCTGGAACGCATAAACCCCGGCTTTAACGGCCTTTTCGACGGAACCGTCGGGCGGCAGCGTCACTGTCACGTGCGCGCGTGGCTGCATGTCGTCGCCTATGAACACGCTGTCCGGTTCCAGTTCGCCCGCCACCGGGACTTCCACGGTGAACGTGGCTAGTTGAAGCGCCTTGGAATACAAGCCCAATACCACTTCCGTGGTGCCAAGATTGATGCTCATTGAGTAATCTCCCTGCGTCCGAGGAACTTGTTGACGAAGAACGTCTGACCTTTGCCCGTGACTTTCGGCGTCTTGTTGATGGTCGTGTGACCGTCCGAGTGAACCACGGTGGTTTCCTTGATCTCGAACAAGCCCAATTCCATAGATTTCTGCGTGGGCATGTTGCGAGAGCTGCCGGTTTTCATCAGCCATCCGTTGTCCCTCAGCCACGCGAACAAGCGCGTGCCGCCAATATCCACGCCATTGCCTTTCAGGACTTTCGCCAAGTCGCCCACGAGGATGCTGGTCTTCGAGGTTTCCACAGCGTCAGCGAACAACGCTTTGGGACGCATCCGTTCGACCTGTGCTTGGGCCTTCTCCTTTTCCGCCCGCTCCTGTTTGATTTGTGTGGCAAGTCGGATAAGGAAGTCGGGTTCGGTGACTGCCTTTTCCAAAGTCGATTCGGTCATGTACGCGCCATGTTTGCGAATCGATGGCAGCACCTCATGCGTCACCCAGCGTTTGAACTCGCGAGCCTCGGGCTTGCGGCTGCGTAACACGAGGGAGTACAAGCCGGACTCGGACACGAAAACGGGTGCCTTGCCGCCGTTCTGAGCAATATCCGTACTACGGATATTGGTGATTTCATCGGCATCGAGGTATTCCCGAATATGGTTGGTGGCCGTACCGAGAATGGCGCATACGTCCGCTCCAAGGAACCACGGGTTGCCGTGTTCGTCGGTTAGGACACGCACCTGAATGCCGTTGAAGTCGAATGGTTGAATCTGATTGCTCACTTGGTGTCTCCTTCCTTGGACTGGTTTTGCGAAACCTGCATGATCTCCCACACGTCCGCATCCTCCGACAAGCCGGACGCGAGACGGTAGAAGTCACTGAACCTGTAAAGCGGATTGCTGTACGCATCCTCGCCCTGCTGGGGCAACTGGCCTCGATGTATCCAACTACGCAAAGTGCTGCGGTTCACGCGCATTCCGCACGCCTTGATGATGTCCAACAGTTCGCCGCGGGTTCTCACCGCCTCCGATTGGAGGAGACGTTTCACCCGTTCCGCCCTGATGAGGGCGACCGGCATACTGAAACCGCATTTCGGGCATTTCGCCGTCTCCGCGTCCGCGTAGCAGGAGAGCTGGCCCAAGCACTTGTCGGCGGGGCATGAGCCGTACAGTACGGTTTCCCCGTCATCGTCCGTGAGAAAACGACGCAGCTTGCGCGTCAGACTGTGCACCAGTTCCGCGTACACGGGCGTGCTGGAATGCTCCACGAGTTTCGGATGATTGGCGATACGGTAAACCATGTCCGATAGCGGCGTGGACTCGGGCAGATTGATCTTCAGACTGCGCACCCACTCGTACAACGTGCCCTGCAAACCCGGATAACCGTGGTCATCGTCCGCGTACAGCAGGTCATGCAGGGCCTCGCGTAACGGTGCGGGCGCAGTGCCGGATTGACCGCCGCCACCGTTCTTGTGCCCGTAGGCGCGGTTGATGCGATACTCGCACAGGTCGGGCAGACTGCGGTCCAACCATCGCAGGTCGCCGGTCAACTGGCTGGCGTGCTTGTCGCACAGGAGATTCAGATTCGGTTCGACGCCATGTCCGATAAGCGGCGACGGCGCGTCGGTGACGATATCCCGCCAGCAACCGTGGTAGCGGCAGAGCCTCGTGTTTTCAGTGGAAAAAGACAATAGTGACCTTGACCTTCGGTTTTTTTTTGAAGGTCTCGGACGTGTCAGCAACTCTTAATTATGCCATCAAACCGGTCATTGTTCAGCCGGACGGCGTGTCGCCAGAACCTCGTCCAATGTCACGCCCAAACCCGGATTGAAATCACTGGACTCACGCCGGCGCTTGGGTTTCGCGGGCGGCAAGCGCAGCGGGTCACGCGCGGCCAACGCCACCTGTCGAGACTCGTCCGGGGAACGGCCCATCATGCGCTGCCGGCGATACAACCACGCCTGATCTTCCACTAGTCCCAGACGTTCGCACTCCCGGCCTATCTGCGCTTCGGACGGTTTCGCACCGTTGCGCAGTTTGCGGACGATGCCGTTGATGTCGCCGGAACCACACCAGCGACCCGTGCTGTTGACCGCGTAGAAGCGTCGAACGGCCTCACGCGCCTCTACCGCCGTGATATCCGAACGCAGTTCCGAATAAAAAGCGTCAAGCTGAACATCATCCCACTGAGCGTTGCCGTGATGCGCGTTAATCAGCGACAACAACGCCGCCGCCTCACCCTTGCTGAGCATTGAGACCTCCCTGCGAGTATCGGGCACGCTCCTCCTCGGTCATGTACTGCCAGGTTTTCGCCATGTTCGCTTCGAGATTCTGCTGGCTGCGGGACTTGACCGGCTGGACTTGCCGGGCCCTTGGGGTCTCCGGTTTGGGTTTCTCCCAGTTGCGTGCGTACAGTTCCCCGCCGATGAACCGGCTGAACGTCTTCACGAACCGTTCCTCGGTGGCCCCGACATACGCTCGGGTTTTGGCTTCAAGAAACTCGCACGGGTCAGCCTCGCCGGCGGCTTTCACGATCTTGGGCCATTCGATTTCCAACTGCATTCGAGCCTGAGAGGTCTTCCCGTCGAACCTGTTCGTCGGGTAAATACGCTCAAGACTGTCGAGCAGTCCATCGAAGTCAGGCTTTGAGGGGGTAGGGGGAGTTGAATTATCTTTAGATAATTCATTCTGGTGTTCTGGTGTTCTGGTGTTCTGGTGTTTGTCCCGATTCAGATGACTTTCAGACGGCTGAATCGCATCTGAATCGGAGGTTTTCACCTCGTTCTTATTTTTTTGGTAATTTTCAGCATTGCTTTCGCGCTTCTTTTGCACCTGTTCGCGACTACGATTATGCATAAGATAATCGTGAATGTAGTACCCGTTGTTCCCGTCCGGTTCGATCATGCCGACATTGCATAGTGCTTCAAGTTCTGAATCGGTGATATCCAGCACGTAAAGCGCATCATCTTCACTGATATGACCGTCTGAAAGATTATCTCCGCAGAAGGTAAGCATCATCGTGAACGCGCCTATCGCGCTCGGGCATGTGTGCCTGAGTTTTCGCACCTTGCGATTCATGTAGAAGCCGTTGACAAGCTGGATGTATCCTTTGCGGGCCATCGTTATACCACTTTCCTGAAATCTAAACTCACCAGACTCATTCCGTCTCCTCAATCATGGTTTCGAGGGCAGCGACCGCGTTCTCACTGCGGTTCTCGGCTACTGCCTTCCAGAATTTCGTATGATCCAGGTCATTTCCTGTCCCTTTCCCAAATGTTCTCAACCATCCCGCACCACTTATCCCATGCTTCCTCTCTCGTATCGGCATAAGGGGCTTCCAAGTGGGTGCAGAAAAACATGTAGCGGCCTCTCCATTCGAATATGAGCGGGACACATCCGTAGAGGGGGCAGCAGTGCCGAATCTTCGATGCTAGATTGAACATGTTCGTCTCCTTAAATCTCGTATGAAGTTGTGGCGGCTTCGCCAGTCCGATGGCGTGCCGCTCGTCGCCGTGAGCAGCACGCCGTCATCGAATATCTTCCAGTGGCCGCTGCCGGCGCGTACCACCGTGTAGCCGTGCGAGGCTATCCAATGCATGAGTTTGCGGTCATCTCCACGCGCGGTCATGCTTTGAGCCTCATCTTCAACGCGAGACCATTCTCATGCACGCCACCGTTGTCGAAGCCCATGAAACCGTTGAACAGTTCGTATTCGAGCAGGGCGGTGTCCACGCGGAACTCGTCATACCGATGATTTTTGATGCGGTCCATGACAAGCCTCATCGATGCGGCCGTATCCCTGCGGTCGGCCTGTACCGGAATGAGATACGGCCAAAGATTCCATTCGCCCGGATGATCGTTCAGCCAATGGGCGAAATCAACGAGTTTCCTATCTTCCATCATTTCCCCTTAGGAGCGTTCCCTCACGATATAGTCCGGGTGTTCCCGGCAATAGTCGTATATCAGTTTCAACCATGCGATGGCGCTGTCCACGCTGCCCCAATAGTTCGGCGGATTGTATTTGCCGCGCAAAACATACAATGGTTCCAAGTAGATGTCTTTCAACGCCTTGTCGATACGGGCTGCGGCCTCCCCGGCCGTCAACCCGTCCAGGTCATGTATAGGATTGACCTTGTAATCGGTGAAAAACGCGGATAGATTATACGTGTAGTTGAAATAATGGCCATGAGCGGTCCGCACATGCTCGCCGTCCCGTTCGCATACGTCAAACCATTCCGGTTCCGGCACATCCTTGTCCACTATGAACAGGTCGTAGCTCATTCTTCGTCTCCTTCGATGATTCCATGTCCTGCTATCAATGCGAGGGTCTTTAAGTCGGTGAGCACGGGCTGGTTGTCCATGCTTGACAACGTGTTCAAGCCGAGACCCTTCTGTTTGAACACGACGAACCAGTAAGGTGCGTCAGCGTTACCCGCCTCGGTACGGCCCTCCTGCATCCACTCCTTGAGTCTCCCCGTATAGGTGCTGTAGTTTTTACACTCCAATACGACCGGCTGGCCGTGGATACGCAGACCGGTGATATCGCCCTGGTCTTTCGTCCCATGCAACACTTCACGGTGTATCGTCTGCTCGCTGTCACCCAACCGGGCGCGCAAATAGTTGACCACCTTGGATTCAAGCAGTGTGCCTTTGGCTTTCTGTCGGCTCATTCGTCCATCCACCATTCAGTCGGGTCATCGTGAAACTGGCAGTCCATGCAGTTTCCGAAAACATTGATGATTCCTCCGCAGTACGGGCAATGCTCGTACTGGACGGGCAGATAACTCGGCTTCATATCAGAACTCCGGGTTGTCCCTGAGACGCTTCAACACGTCACTGCGAATCTGCTCGATCATCTCCACCTTCAGGCCGGTGGCGATACGAACCTCATCGGCCGGACGGTTCGGGTTCTCGATAAGCATGTCCCACGCGCGTTTACTCGGCTTGCTCATACGGTTTCCCCTTTCTCGAACGTCTTGATCATTTCCATCAACGCGGCCTGATACGACTCATGCCACTTGGTGCGGTAATGCATTCGGTCAACGCATTTGAACCGATAGCGTTTCTCCTCGGAGCCTTTCACGGTTCCTGTAGCAGCCTTCAGGTGTCTGCCACATTGGGGGCAGTAGAAGCTTTCGCCGTTGCGAATGAAATCGGAGTCCCGCACGTCGCCTTTGCCGACTATCCGGTAGAAGTCATCAAGCCAACTCATTGACGACCTCCTCTGCCTTATCGTGGGAAATCTTCACCGTGTACTCCACGACATTCCAAGTCAGATGGTTCAGATGCCAGACGGTGAGTCCAAGAAAACACAGCAGACAGAACGCTTGAACAATGACCATCATCGTATTCTTTGACGTGATGCTCACCGCGAGGGAGAACGGGCAATACACGTCCCACGCCAAACACCCGTACACTCTCCATAATCCGGGTTTGCTGCCGTCACGTCGTTCGTAAACCGTGACCATATCCTTATCACTCATTTCGATTCCTTCTTCTAGTCCTGTTCACGCCACCCACACTCCTTGCAATGGGTAGCCGCTGATTCTGTCGTGTTCCGCCGCATACCGTGCGCATTCGCATATCACCGGACATTGGGCGCAGACTTTGAGCGCCAATCGTTCCTCACTGGACGTGGTGGAAAAGAACAGGTCCGGGTCCATGACACGGCATACGGCCTTGTCACGCCAGCCGCTCATTTCACGCCACCGGACGCGGGGTCGATAAGCTCGCACGACATGGCGTCGATATGCTCGCCGGTCTTGGCTTCGAGGCAGAGCCGTTTCACATCCCCGGTGGTTTCGACTTTCTGGATGATGGTCTGTTCCGGCGTCGGGGTCGTAATCGCGTAGGCGGTGAGGCCGATGACGGCCAGCACCATCGCGACGCTGACGGAGCCGACGATGATGAAGACGAGCCCGATGGTTGATTCCACGGTCCATGACGGCTTGCGTTGCATGGTTTGCCTCCTGTAAATCTCCGATAGTGTTTCGATGCCATCGCGTACTGCCGTCCGCTCCGTGGCGGCGATGATGACGCGCGTGGCCCTATCCGCCTCATGATGAGTGTTGGGATTGCTGCGGCAGCGGACAAGCCACACATGGGGCAGCAGCCGTGTCACACGGACACGGCCCCGCCAGTTCTCATAGTCGAGGCTCATAATTCCTCATTGAGCGTGGCGACATATGCGATGGCCTTGCGTTCACGATTCGCGTACTTCTCGCATTTGCGCTTGAGACGTTTGAGGCTCATGGCGTACAGGAAGTCTTTGAAGTTGCCGTCTTCGCAGATTTTGGCTTTATAACGGCCGCAGGTGCCTTCCGCGCCGATATGCGCAACCAAATGGTCTGTAAGCTGAATCTCGTTCATGCGTTTTCCTTTCGATATGGGTTTGGCGTGTATTCGGGCGGTTCCTCGCCGGGCATGGGGTTCATGTTCTTGAGGGCTTGGATATATCCGTCCTCCCATGCCTGTTCGGCTATCTGCCGGTCGTGTTCGTCTATGGCGGGTTTGAAAGCCGCCAGCAACAGGTCTTCGCTGTACAACTCGCCTTGTTCCCAGACGGAATCGCAAGCCATGCGCAGCAGTTCCCTGAAATCCTCGGGAATATAGTCTGGATGAATTGTTTCGTCGTGTCCGCTCATTGTCCGCCTCCCATTTCCTTCTCTCGCGCCATGATCTCCACGTCGTCGGCGAGCATCCTCAGCACGCCGGCGAGCGTGCCATACGATTCGGCGGTCGGATACACCGTCTTGCCGACATGCACGTCCCACCTGTCGGAGCCTTGATGATTGTCGGCCTTGAGGATAATGAGCGGGTCGGCGTCGATGAAACGACCGTCCTTCATGCCCCGCACTTTGAGCATCAAACGTATCGAATCCGCCTGCTCGCTCGTGTTGCCCAAAATATCCAGAGTGCTCATCGTCTGCCTCCCAGACTCTCGCGAATCAGCTTGTATTGCCGGTCTCCGTTGCCCATCACATTCCAACGACGGATAGCGGCGGCGAGTATCGAATCCTTCGTGAGCGTCCACGGCATTCTGGGTCTTTCCTGCGTGTCGATAAGACACTTGTACGTGCATTTCCCGCATTTGAAAATCAGCGCGGACAGAAGCGGATATGCCTCCCATTTCGCTTTAATCTTGCCCCCGCATCTAGGGCACGGGCTAATCCTGTGAAAACGCATCAGTCCATCCTTTCGTCCAAATATTCGATGTCCTCCCAGATCGAGAGCATGACCTGATCGAGAGCGCCCCTACTGCTCAACGCCCATACTGCGCCGTAGTTGGTGCGCTCCCGCACCGCCGTGACATAACCTTTGTCCGGGTAGACGTGGGATTCCGCAATCCAGTGGAACGGGAGCATCCCCTTGCGCAAAATCAAAGTGAAACGACTGTGCTCAACCTTGATGAAGGTTCTCATATCGCTCATTCTTCCGTTGCCTCCATCGGGTAATTGAGGTCCTCAAGCGAGTACGCGGGATAGGTTTGCTTCACGCGCCCGAACGGTTTCTGCGTCTCCGGGCCTCTGAACGGTGGCTCATATTCCCACCATTCGCTGCCGTCGTATTCTTCGCGGCGCAGGAAACCGCCATCGGTGAACACCACGACCAGATCGGCGGCTATCTCCTGGCCGCCGTAGCCGTCGTCGTAATCGATGTCGAGCACCTTTTCGGCCTGACTCCACGGAATTCCCAGCTTCTCGTCTCGGGAGCCTACGAATCGAACGTCATCGGTCGAATGCTCGCTTTGTGAGATCGCACTCTTGGTTTCATCTAAAAGATTCATTCTTCCGTTGCCTCCTTGCTATAAGGGTTTGCCATTGCCATAGGGTCGTTGCACAGCTCTCCGCGTCGGACATACCTGTACGCACTACGAGTTGCCAATTCCCACACCTGTTCACAGATATGGCGTTCATGCTCGTCCTGATACCGGTACATGTCCCTGATCGACGTATACCGTCGCCCAAAGCCGTTACTGTTCAGATAACCGTTACGCATCGTTGTCATCCTCAATATCGAAAACATCCGCACTGTCGTAGGACAGTGTTTTGATTTCGTCCTCGTCGATAATGTCGTCGTAGTCCACCGTGCCGTCGCGCAATGCCTTGAGCACGTTGGCGTCCGTGGGATCGCCGAGATTGTCGGGCCATTCAATGACCATGCGTTGGCTTGTTTGCTTGGTGATCGTCACATCGACCGTAATGCTCTTGTTCATTCTTCCGCTGCCTTTCCTTGCATTGCCTTGACTGCGAGTCGCATAGCGTCGTAGTATTCGGCCCTCAACGCGCAGTCAGAATCCCATTGAGGGTAAGAGTCGGGCTTCAACGCCTCGTAGAACGCTTTCGCCCCGGCTTCGATTTCCTCGTCCGTGGGCCGGCGCGTAGCTCCGGCGATATACGCGGCGCGAACGGCGTGAATGTCATATGTTTCTGGAATGTCCATTGGGATATATCCGTGAGCGGGGTGGGTTAATTCCGGGTATTTTTCCACCGCCTCACTGTTGATGATGCTCACAATGCGCCTCCCATGCGTAAGCAAAAACCGATAAACATGGCCCATGACGTGATAGCTGTGGTCAGAGCGAAAACGGCTAGCACCTGCACAGGTTCGTCGTCACAGCCGATACCAGCGAGGCCCACTACGGTTCCTATGAAATTGAGCAGGAGCCAGAGTGCTAGCCCAGTAAAAAACCATCCGTTCATTCTTCCGTTGCCTTTCTCCTCGCCGCGTTGAAGGCGATTCTGATGATGTTTTCCAAATACCCGTCGGGAAGCATGATGAACTTCCGGACTTCGCCTATGGCGGCTTCGATTTCCTCTTCCGTGGGCTGACGCTCAGCGCCACGCTCATAGGCTTCGCGCAGATCATCGCTGTCGTAGAGCAGACGCATAAGGTCAGGATGACCGGGCATCGCGGAACTCTCGTAAATGCTTTCCGCCTCACTGCTGATAATGCTCACAGTCGGCCCCTCTCCTGATTGCGAACAAGGCAATCATCCATAGCCTGAGCCAGTTCCTCGTCGGTGATGTCGAACGCGGCGATTAAGTTGCCGACCGTCTGCAACACGTCGGCCAGCTCATCGAGCATGGCCTGGCGACGCTGGTCGCACACGTAACCTATCCATCCGGCCTTCGCCCTGCCCCGGTCATCGCCAAGCTCGCCGCCCACGTTCACCCCGAAGCAGGCGAGACAGTTCGCATGATCATCGAACTCCCGGCCAATGCCGCTCGGGTCTGTCGGGTCGCTGGCTTTCAGGTATTGTTTGCAGGCTTCGACCAGTTCGGCGCTCTCTTCCAGATTCTTCATGGCCAGCCACTTGTCGGGCGTGAGACGGCCGAAAGATTCAACCGAGGGTAATTTCACGATACGATTGCTCACGCTTCCACCGCCTTTGCCGGGCGGAATGGGGCAAACACACGCAATTGTGAATCGACAGGGCCATTAGCCATCCATGTGCCTTTACTGGTGCAGATAGCACGAGCCTTGTCGTCGCGAGCCACCCATAGGGCACCGTCCTTGTCGAACCACAACCCATCACGGTCAGGAAGCTGAGGTTTCGGACGCAACGCATAGGAGAACGCGGAATCGTCCAGCCAAGCTCTAATGCCGTAGGGAAGACTCACACAGAACGTGGCACCAAGGCCGTAGTCGCCAATGTGCTTGATCGGATAGTGGTTGCCGTCCTTAGCGACGAAGATATCACCTTCACGCACGTCATCAATGTCATCGATACGCTCACACTCGGGGTCATCCAACAGTTCGACGGTATCGACGTAACTGGGAATGATGGGCTGCGTATCAGATGATTCAGCCGAGAACACGTGTAAATATGTTCGATGCGCGTCGAGTTGCATCGAAAGGCTACATATACCGTCCGCGTCTCTGGAACGCCGCACGAGCTTCCCTATGAATACGTCTCCGTTCTCCATTGTCACCTTGACTCGCTTATCGAGATTCTGAATCTCCATAAGGGTCTTACCTGCCCAGAATGGTTTCTCACTCATCGACATCCTCCTTGGCCAGTTGTCGTTTACGTTTCAGATTCGCCTCATACTGGGCGTTTTTCTCGGGATGCTCCAACATCCAACGGCGATGGTATTCAGCCATCTCACGCTGATGGGCGGCGGCATACTTACGAGCCGAAGCCCGAGCCTGAGCCAAATGCTCCGACCGGTACCGGCGTGCATACTCATTGCGTTTTTCACGATTACGAGCGTTCCGCTGATTCGCCAGATCACGCAGATGCTGCGCATACTCGGGGTCGGTTCGACGCCGCTCCTTGACGCGACAGTTCCGGCACATGCCATCCCGGCCGACCCGATACGTGCAACCGCACCAATCGCATTTCGGATGACGTTCAGTTATCAGGCCGGACAGTTCGCCACCGTTCCGGCAATAGTCGATGAACTCCTCATCGGTCATGTCATCAACGTTCACAGCCACACCTCCCCATTAGTGAACCTGCGGAACAACACAGGGTCGAGCTTGTACAACGCCCGCCGAAACTGCGGGTCACGGCAGAACAGGATGAACAACAGGCTTACTGCTTCGGCGGTTCACATCGCGTCCAACCTCCCTTATCGTCCAGAAGCACCCAACCATGTTGGGCGGTGAGAATCGGCACCAGTTCGGGGTGATCGTTGAAACCGCTCACGATATACCCCAAGCTCATGGCCTCACGCGGATGGGCGTGAATCCACCCATGACATCCCGTATCGCCACTCCCACACGCCAAGATGAGGTTCGACGCCTCATGCAGTCCCGGCCACTTGTGTGACCGGAGTCTGCGATGATGCCGGCTGAAACCGCTCCAATGGAATGGTTTGCCGCAGCGGACGCACCGGTATTGGTCGCGTGCGTCCACCAAATCCTTGACGTGTTGGGACGGGTTAGATCTACCCATTCCCGTATTCGTCCTGGGGCTGGCTCCACGGGTCCGCAGGCTGCTGATACTGCTGCTGCGGTTGCTGGAAGCCCTGTTGCGGCTGCTGGAAGCCTTGCTGATACTGCTGCTGCGACTGTTGGAAACCGGACTGCTGAGACTGCTGGGCCTTGGGTTTCGCGCTCAACACCGCAATGGTGCGGGCCGCGACATCCCAATTCTCATACCGTTTCCCATCCTTCTCCGACACCCTTTTGGACAAGCTGCCGTTCACAAGAACCTTCACGCTCATATTCGGCTGGGACTTCAACTGGCGAACCTGATTCAAAGCATCCTTCGCCTGATTCGACAAGGGACGCACACCATAGAACTGAGGCTCCTTGTCAACCCACTGGTTCGTGTTCTTATCCGTGTAACCCGGATGGACGCTGACGTTGAGAATACTGGAATCCTGAAAATCCTTGATCTCTCCCGCATATCCGGTAAACTCGATGCTTGGTTCTCCGGCCATTACGCATTCCTCCTGTAATTGTTCGTCTTGTGTTTCTCCATGGCCCGCCTGTTGCAGACCAGCATGTGTGATTGGGCTCCGGCGCAATCAACGGCACCGCATGTGGGGCATTGGGGGAGCGTGATCTTGTCCCCGTGAGCCCACAGGCATCTGGCGCACTTGCAGCCCGGCCTCGGGGTGAAAGTCACTCGAAGCTCGCCTCCACCTTCGTGAACGGGAAACGATCATCCCGGACACTGGTCTTGAAGAACTGGCTGCGGGATTGGGACTGGCATGGGAAGGCGGGGGCGATGGTGCCATCATGGGAGAGCACCGGCATCCAACGTTTGCCGTCATGCTTCCACACCGATTCGGTGCGAGCCTTGTAGAAGCCCGGCTCCTTCGGAAGGTCATCCATCGTGTACGGTCCGCGGTACGCATATTGGAAAAAGGAGTCATCCATCCACCACCCGTCCGGAAAGCCGAGCTCCCCGATACTCAGGCACAGGGTCTGTCCGCCCATACGATCAGAATCCGTCTTCTTCACCGTGTACTCGTTGCCGTTCTTCACCACCACTTTGTCGCCGGGGCGAACCTTCGTGATATCGGTGATACGCTCACGGAAAGCATCATCCACCAGTTCGATGGACTTGATACCGGAGTAAGGGACGAAAGTCGAGGATGAACGAATGGCGGGAGAAAGAGAGACGCAATGAGCAACGTTTCCCACCATGTCGAGCGTACTGGTCATCGTGTCGCCGTTATTCCACGTTATCTTGACACGCAGCCCTTCCAGCTCCCCGCAGGTCTTGCCTTTCCAGAACGGTTTCTTGTCATCATCTTCAGCCTGCTTGACGGATTCCGTCTCGGGCTTCGACTCGTACACATGCACGTTCCGAGCGAAACCGGTACTGTACCCATCGCCAAAATCCAAGAAAACCACGAGATTGCCTTCATCCTCGGTCTCGATGTACAGTGGCGGCTTATGGCCCATACTCATGATGAGAACGTCCACCATACTTTCCGGGTTCTTCATCTCATGCAGTTCGCCCGCATAATGCCCGTCCGCATCATCAAACTCAACCCACATGCCCGGCTTCACGTCGTTCAAACCAATCTCACTGCTCACTAGGAGCCTCCTTAACCTTGTCGTTATGCTGTCGATAAGCGTCGATGAACCGTTGCGCCTGATATTCGGTCAACGTGCCATAAGCGACCCGCGTTTGCAGGACATTGCCGATGAAACCGTTCTCCTGACCCACCGGAATCTTGCAGTCTTCAAGAATCCGGTCGATCTGTGTTTTCTGCTCGTCGGTCATACCCTTGACAGAACGCTTTTTGTAGCCGCTCGTCTCACCGTCATCATCCGTGGTCGCCAGTCCGAACGCGCCGCAAGTGCTGTAGCGTCGCGCATACGTCAATGCGGAACCGAGGGCCTGCATGACGCTCATGCCACGCGAATCACCCACCTCGACCGGGATAAGACAATTACTGGCAATCCACTTGTCCGTGCCCTTCTTCCTGACGGCCGTATCCACATACAGGCGTCCGTCAACCAACTGGGTCGGCCATTGCAGGTCGAACCCCTGCTCGTCCACATAGTTCACGACGGAAGCCAGCGTCGCATACGTGCCACGCCCGCCCCGAGCATCCTTCTTGATTACCGCCATGATTCAATCTCCTCCTCTTCCTCCAACAGCTTCCAGTCGGGGAACACGACATCCTGCGGGTATTTGGGCAACCCGTAGGCCCTCATAGCCTCCAACGGGTCCTCCGTGTTGTCACGGAACCATTTGATGCCCTGCAAGGCGTGGTTTATCTTCGGTTCCGCCAGTTCGGTGATGATGGGCGAATCCTCCTGAATCTCGTAGCGCATCCAGTCGAACGGCGGGTTCTTCTCCTGCACGATGAACTCGAAACCCAACGGCCCCTTATATTCGGGCATCGTCAACCGGTAGAGACGCATGTAGAACGCGGCCTGAATGTGATACCCGTACTGCCAGCAGGAACGCTCGAACTCATCCGGCGACTTCACCGTGGTCTTGTAATCACGGATACGCAGCACACCATCCGGGTCGGGAGTGGACGGCAACCAGTCCGCCTTGCCCTTAATCGACAACCCGGTATCGGGGTCGGTGGCGATCATCGCCACCTCCGGCTGACCATCCAGCTTCGTGAAGAAATCTCCAACCATGTCCCGCATGGCCTCGACCTTCTCCACATCATCGGGAGAAAGCCATACGATATCCTCGCCCTCATGCAGTTTCAATGTCTCCGCATACATGGCTTTGCCTTCCTTGGTGCGTAGGTTCGGTTTCGCCAGCACCTCGGGGCCACTGCCCAATATGAGACTGTGAGCCGCCTTCCCGAACTCGAACTGGGGAGAGGACGAATGCTCGCCGGTCAGATACTGCGAATACGCCAACGGGCTAACCAGATACTTCTTCAACGCGGTCTGGTCCACCGCGTCAAACGCGAAGTAATCGTCATCGGTCATCTGCTCGACGGTCATTGCCTTTCCTTTCTTGCTTTGAGTGCTTCCTTGTCTAAAACCTCGATGGTGTCGGCCACCGAGTCGGGAAAATCGTCAACGTCATTCGGGGTCAACATGAGAACCCCTCGACTGCATGGACAATTGTTCTTCACGCTCCATTAGGTGACTGTGACGCCAAGTACGCGACTTGCCCTGCTTGTGCGACGCCTCCGCATAATCGGCCACATGGTCGCGGCCAACGTCTCCCACGACCTTCGACGCCTCGTTCCAATCCGAGTACACGCGATCGTTCACGGCCACATACTTGTCCGCGAGATAACGGACGCAATCACCGAGATAACGGATTGCTCTGGCGATGGAGTTGAAATCAGATGCCATCAGTCGGCGTCCTCCGTCTGAATCTGAGCCCACGTCTCCTCCATGAGAGGCCTGTCGATCTCGTAGTAGATGTAGGTCTTCCCGTGCTTCGGCGGGTAGACGCCGAACTTCGTCTTGTAGTTCTCGGCCAAACGGGAGCCGAAATGGAGGGCGTTTTTCTTCATCGGCTCGAATCCTTTCGAACGTAGGAAGTCGCTGATGATGAGACGAGGCAAGTCGGGTTCCTTCGATGTCTTGGAAGGAGCGGCGGAACCGTCGAGAATCAGACGTGCCCGACGTTCAAGCTCGTCCTGCGGCAATAGTCCACGCGCCTCGCTGAGTAGTCTCATACGGTCGAATGGGGTGAGTTCCATGATTGTTTCCCTTCACTGGGCTTGATTATTTGGTTGTCCTTCTACGCCGGTGCTGACACGTCCGAAACCCTTGTTTTGCTGGTTTCGACGCAGGACGCGAAGGGGTTAAATTTTTCTGAGCGCCAAGCCGGGAGTCGGACCCGGGTGTGATCGTGAAGTCCATGACATCGGAACGCTTCACGACCACGGCCACCGTGCGCTTGGCTCCACCGGCCGGGGAGGAAGGTAAGGAATAAAAAGACCCCGGCCGGAAGCATTATGGCTACTCGCTTAGGAGGTGGGAGAACGTCAGTGGGGTACAGCAGCAGAAGCCCGCCAGAATGCTCCACGGTCCCGCATACGGTTGGAACGCGAGGACAAGGAACCCGCATACCGTCACCGTCACGACAGCAAGCAGCATAAGGTTCTCAACCATGTGGCGGCGTTCGTCCATGGAATGCTGCCAGCCGGAGCAGTGCGCCCCATACGTTTTCCTGTTCATGACGTGTCCTTTCCTTGTGGCCGGACTCGGATTCGGACCGAGAACGCCCTGCCGCCACCGTGTTGCAATGTTGACCAACTGTGAGAGATGGGTGACGAGTCCTATGGTTTTTCGGTGGTGGTGGTGCGTGTCCAGATACCCCGAAGGGTTCCGGCCGATGGTTGCCGCAGCAGATCGCAGTATGGTATTTATTTGCCTGTAGTCGATAGGTGGATAAAAAACGACCCACTGCGGCAAGACTTGTTATTCCTCGTTCTTCTCGTCGGCGCAGTCGGCCAGGTCCTCAAGGGCCTTGGCGGCGAAACGCGCCTGACTTGGAGTGAGGGGACGGGCACCGTAATCGGTGTCGATTTCCGCGTTGATAAGACCTTCGGCAGTGACGTTGCCGGTGAAGTATTCACGGGTGCGACGTTCCTCGACCACGAGCTTCTGGGAAAGGTTACGATTCTGGCTGACCATTGGGTTTTCTCTTTTCTTGTAAGGTCCCTTCGCGGGTAGACTGGGAACTGCGATATTCACAGTCAAACCAGCGAAGGGAAGTATCATGTCTGAATTGGAAGAAGTCGGTTCGATGATCAAACTGGTCGAACAGGCGGTTTCCCTTGTCGATACGGTCAGGAAGTCATTGCAGAAAACCGGTTCGGACGGTCATCAAGACGAGATTGACAAGCTATTCGAGGCTGTTGATCTACTGGTTCAGGCCAATCAAAAGACAATCAAGTCGATTGATGTTCTGACGGAGAATCAGGAGTTGGCTTTCGAGCAGTATCGGATGACGGACAAAGCTCTCCGGCAGGTTTGCGTGGTCCTTCGTCGCCTTGCGCCGGACGAGAAGATTCCCCTCCCGCCTCAAGCGCCCGCTGGAATTGAATAAGCCACTCGTAGAGATTGCGTGTGTATTCGATTTCCTTTTTTATTTTGGCGTTGAGTTGCCGGAGCTGTGTCGAGGACATGTCCTGTGTAGGCGAATCACAGTTGCCGGTCTGCCCGGATTGCGTGGCCAAGGGACTACCTGTTTCCTCCGGCCAGTAACTGTCCACGAGGGCGATGAAGTCCTTGGCGAAGCTCCTGAGCTTGCGCATGTCCGGTACGATCTCCACTCCTACCTTTCCGCTGTAAATCTCAGGGGGTTCCATGTTTTCTGTACTCATGCCGTTGCTCCTTCTGGTTTATGTAGACGGGGCAGGACTTCCGTGGACGGTTCAATATCCGGTGTGGTCCTGAACGTTCCCGTCTGAACCATGTCCAGCCAGTCCATCAGGCGTTCCTGTTTCATGAGCCGGTATTCACCGAACGTGACGAACGCCTCATGCCGGTCGAGAAGACTGATGGTTACCGGAATGTCGCTGCTGGACGCGAGCTTTGCCGGGTCCGTGTCCAGCAGTACGCCCATCGCCATGCTTTCCTCAAGGCCGAAGCCGCGAAGTTCCACGTCCCCGATAAGACCGGAGGCGATATCGTTCTTGAGTTGTCTTACGAAATTGCGGTTGCGTAACTCAATCATGTGGACGGAAACCGTGTATCGGTGGGTGTATCCGCGTCTCGCGGTTCTCCGACTCTTCGGAGGAAGGCTGACATGCCGTTTCATGCTGTTACCTCCATGTCAGAAGACTTAGAAAGACGCTGCTCAGCTTCTGGCTTGGGAGACTCGGAAGGGGGAATCGACTGCATAATCTTTCGTTCCTCTTCTGCGGCAATCGCGATGTCAACAGCAGAGCCCCAGCCGAGGAGAGGGGCAATGCGGTCCATTACCTTGGCGTTCCAAGAGCTTTTGCCGGTCATGTAATGACTGAGCACGGTCTGGTCGATATTCAGTTCGGACGCGAGCTGGTACTGCTTCTTCTTGGTTCGCAGAAGGCGTACCGATATTGCCTGCGAGATGAATGCGTTGGTGTCCATGAAGTCTCCATATCTTATATACGATATTCAACAATGTGTTTGTACCGTATTCCGATTTGCTGGTTACAACTATATATCTTATTTAAGATATGTCAAAGAACGACACGCCCGACAAGATATGTTATATGAGATATACTGTTTGTTATGAACGCAAAAATCTCAAACACAGATATCGCAATAGGTGCATACCTTGACGCGAGAATGAAGGACAAGCATCTCACTCAGATGGATATCGCAAAAGCGATAGACAGAAAAGCCCAGTCCTATGTCAGCGATCGGCTGACGGGAAAAAAGTCATTCCTGATTTCCGAGCTGGATATCATCGCGCCGATGGTCGGGCTTCCTGATTCCCTTGCCCTCATAGCCGCTTCGGTAGGCCGCAGGCGAGTCGAATAGTGTTAGACTAGCTCATGTCGCACCTCCTTCTGGTGGTGGGGCAATGCTGAGAGGTTCGCCGGTTCTTCGCGGGATGGGCGGACCTCTTTCTTTTCCTTTGAAGAATCGAACGACATACGACCGCACGACCCTGCGGTCAACTCACTAGAACAAATGTTCGATTCCATAGTTTTGATTATGCACCCGATTTACTATTTCCGCAATCTAATGCACGCCGCGCCGCGATTCACGACCTACAATCGCTTTGTATGGACAAGATCAAGGAGGCTCTCGTGTCATTGGACTTCGTAGCGATAGATTTTGAAACAGTGTCAAATAAGCCGGGAAGCATATGCTGGGCCGGCGCAGTAAAAGTGCGCAACGGCCGTCAGGTGGATTCCTTCGATTGCCCAGTGGCCCCGGCTGTGCCGCGAAGCGAGTGGAATCCACAGAACATGCGACACAATCATGTAAAAGACGAAGACCTTATCGGCGCTCCCTCATGGCCTGATGTTCTCGAACCATTGCGCGAGTTCATGGGGGAGGACATTCTCGCATTTCACAGCGCGAAAAGCGCCGACATATCCATGATGGAAAAGGCATGTGAACAATACCTAATCCCCATGCCGGTATTCGACTACGTATGCACATACGAGGCAGCGAAGCTGATCTATCCTGGGCTGAGTGGCAGCCATCCGTATAATCTCGGTAATCTATGCAGGAAATTTAACCTCGGATTATCTGAGAATGAATACCATACGGCTACATATGATGCGGGCAAATGCGCGGAGCTGCTGATATTTCTCGCTCGAAAGCTCAACGCAAATGGACTCGTTGATATGGGGGAGCAGTACACAATACGTTCTGTGATTGGTGATGCCAGCCTGCCGGAGGATGTAAGACAGGTGATAGGTGCCGACCCCTACGGGGGCATAGACAGTTGGGTCGATAGACTATTCCCTGAACCGTCCAAGCCAGGAGACAAATGCCGCGTGTGCGGCAGTGTCATCTCGAACCGTTCTAGGAAATCATGCCGTGAATACCATTGCTGTACCGCACCCTGCGTTTCACTCCTAGAGGGGGCGCTGGAACGAGCCCAGCGTCGGCTGGAACACCCAGTCAGCTTTATACAAGAAGAGTTCAGCCTGGGAGACACGATTATTGCCGGATGGCTTTCATGA